ATCCAAAAGCATAAGGAGCAAGATCCAGTGGGTTTTTATAAATTTAGAAGACATCAAACAAATTTAGATCGTTGTTTGTATCCAAAAAAAATTAAAGTAGTAAATGTTTTGTGATTAAGAAACTACACAGCCTTCTTCTTCTTTATCAACTTTTTGATATAAAAAGATATAACCATTTGTATCCAACAGTTCTTTTAATGATTTTATACCATTTGTATCCAACAGTTCTTTTAATGATTTTATATTATCTTTTTTGATCTTTGTAAAGTCATTGTAGAGCATTTCATTAATATAGGAATAATAAGTGTAATGTCCTGATTTTATTTGATCACCTGTATGAATTATAACACCAATCAACTTGTAATTAACTGTTTTTATATCATTTCTATTATCAAAATCTACAGAAGAAAATGATAATTTTTCTTCCGGTGTAATTTGTTGTCGAAGTTTTTTACCTTCAATTTTTGAAAACCGTTTTAACTGAATAATCAAAAATTTATTTTGTGAAAAATTATTAATTATTTTTTTGGAACCTCCAAGATTACCAGTTTCTTCATCTTTATAATCTTTTAGATATACTTTCTTTATGTATTCTTTATAACAAGATCCAATATTGTTAGCTGACTTTGGTATTTCAAGTGATAACAAAAATGATGAATTGGTGGCTTCACTAGAGACTCGATTGTTAAGAATACTTGTTTCAGTAAAAAATAATTCTTTCATTAGTTTTAAGTAATCTTCAATTTTACTTAAGAATTCACTTGGATCTTGTTGGTTTTTATTATCTTCAAAAACACCAGTAACATTTTCCAATTTTTCTGTATTGGAAATATCATTTTTAACTAAATATATGAAATCATTTATTATTTTTTTACTAAGTTTACTAGTTTTAAACTTATATGGATAATCTATAAATGTCAAACCACGTTTTCGAATGTCTCTCATCATTTGAATTGTCGCATTTAAGTAACACGTTTGTCCTAAATTTTGAAGACAACCCTCTTGTATCAAATAAGTTTTACAAACCTCACATTTCTCAGCTGATATGTCATTTACTGCTGTGCATATATGACATACTTTTTTAGTTTCTTCACTCTTTTTTCTTTTGCTGTTCTTTTGTGAAAGATGAGTTGTTGATAGTTTTCTCTTCTTTTCTGTTCTCTTCTCTTCTATTATTCTATTCTCTTCAGTCGGTGATGATTTTGATAAATCTATGATGACCGGTGATGATTTTGATAAATCTATGATGACCGGTGGTGAGATATTGACCGGTGCATATGATATGTCTTCTTCCTTTGTCATAGTTTTCAACTTATCATTTGCTAAACATTTCTCACAAAATTCAGTATCATATGCTTGAACATAAGAACATTTACTGCACTTTTTTGTTCCATCATTTTTCTTTCTGTTTGATTTTGAACGACGTCTTCGTGATTTATTTCTCACTGATTTTTTTAGAGAATGTTTTTTAGTTGTTTTTCTCCTTGATTTTCTCACAGGTTGTCTTCTTGACTTTTTTCTGTTTAAAAAGGAAGATCTTTTTCTCATAATTCTCCTCGATTTTTTCATTTATTAAATAAAATAAAAAAATTACCATTTATTTTCATACAAAACTGTATTCATTTTTCTCATTTGCAATGCGATGATTTCTTCACGTTGATTCGAAGTATCATTGATAAAAGATAGTTGAACAGTTTTTGGTTGTTTATCGTGAACAGCATCATAATAAGGTTTGATGTTTCCCATAGGGTCTTGGTATTTATATGCTTTGACTTCAGTTATGTTAGTAAAAACAGGTTTAGAATAAACTTGTTCGATAGGTCTGTTGTTTGGAAAATATTTGATATAACCACCTTCGATATTATGATAAGATTTGTAGGGTTTTCCACTAGAATATGGAGTATAAGTATAAATGTTTTCAGGAGTAGGTATAGTATCTTCAACAAAATTACAGGCGTAGTTCATTTTACTAAAAGAATATATAAAAAAAATTGTTGAAAATATAGTTTATTGTTGACACTGTATAAGTTATGTAATTTAAAACCAATGTGTTGAAAATAGTAAAGGAAATATGTTAAGAACGATAATTTGTTTGTTTGATAGGATAAACTGTTGTAAAAAACAATCAAAGAAGAATTATTGTTATGTTCTTGAACTTGAAAATAGTAAATGGTATGTAGGTCGCACAAATAATCTGGATAGACGTTTTAAGGAACATAAAAGTGGTTCAGGAAGTGAGTGGACTAAACTCAATCCATTGATAAAATTGGATAGGTATGTAGTTGTAAAAAATAATTTTGAGGAAGATATGATAGTAAAGCAATATATGTCAAATTATGGTATAGAAAATGTAAGAGGAGGAACTTACTCAACAATAAAATTAACAGATTCAGTGATTAATTTTCTTCAAAAGGAGATACTTCACGCAAATAATTTATGTTTTAATTGTGGAGAATCAGGGCATTATGTTAATAATTGTAATGAGAAGTTGAGTAATGATATCGATGTGAGTTATTTAATAACTTTTGGTAAATACAAAGGTCAAAAACTAGGAGACTTGTTGAAAGATACTAAATATGTAGAATGGATGAGAAGTTTATATAGACCACACAGTCAAATAAAGATTGTTTTAAATAAAATTGAAAATATTTAAGTAATGTCGAAAGTTTTTATACAAATTTTTGTATAAAAAGTGATGAAAGAGACGTTAAGGAGATGTCAAATCTTTAATGAAATTGATATTACATAGTGTGTGGTTGATATTAGTTGATTTGTGTATAAGAAAAGAAGAGTCTTTTTTATTTTGTATGCAATTATAAGCAATGAGGTATCGAATTTTTTTAAAAAGAGTAAAAAATGAAGAGAGGTGTTCTTGTTTGGGTAGTGATTCAATTTGTTGGATATAATATTTGATTAGTTGTTGGTTGTATTTGATATTTTGATTGATTTCAAGGAAAGGAGGAAAATCTGTGAATTGAATTTTTGTGTTTATTAAAGTGTGTAAATTAGTTTTGAAGGTAATATTGCTTTTCGTTGGTTCGAAGATGGATAAGTCATTGTTAATAAGTTTTTGTTGAAAAGTAAATTTATTTTGATAGTAAGTATAATCAATGGAGTTGTGATGTGTTTTTATAAGCGAAGCAGAACGTGATATTATATCTTGCAAAGAGTTGTTAAATGATTGAAGTAGTTGTTGTTTATTTTTTGCTAAAAGATATTGATAAACTTGTTTGTAATAGCTTTTATTCATATATGAGTTAAATGTAATTGATTTTGAATATGTAAATTTAGAGTGACATTTTTCCTGTATATAAAAGAAAAGATGAAGAGGATTCAGTTTTTCAAGTTCATATTTGTTGGAGTATATTAATGATGAATGTTTTTTTTTATACATAAGAAATGATTTTAGTTGTTTGAAGTTGTGAAAAGGTTTGGGGCAATATTTAGTGTTTGTAATAAAGTTTGATAGAGTAAGAATAATTGAATAAGCTTCTCTGTCAAGTTTATTTGAAACAATAATTTGATAAATGGAAGTCACTAATAATGATAGAATGTCTTGAACTGAACTAAAAGTATGGGAGTTAGTAGTACCGCAGTGTTTGGAGTTGAAGGATACGTGTGATTTTTCGTAATCAAGAATAACAGGTATGATGTTAGTCGTAATAGAAAATACTTGACCGTTTTCTAAAATATAATCAATTTTAGAATGTTTTTTAGTTTTGAATAGAATAATGTTCCAAGGTGTCAAATCATTGTGTGTAAAAAGAATGTTATACTGAGCAACGTGTAGAGCAAGACATAGTTGAAGAATGATATGAAGATATGTATGAATATTAAACTTGGTTGGGTCAGTTATAAAGTCAAAGAAACGAATACCATCGATAAATTCAGTGACAATGTGATTTTCGTAATCGAGTCCAAAAGTATAAATAAAATTAGGAATGTGTTTGACAACTTTGTTGATAGTAAGACCAACGCAAACTTCGTGTTGTATATTATGTTTGGAACTTTGTTTGAGAGCAATGTTATAGTCGCATAATTGAGCTTTATAAACTTGGACATTTTCGTTAGAAAAATAAAGTGATTTGTCAGTATAGTAATAATTGTTTTTCATAAAATGTTGAAGTCCTTTTAATTGTCCATACCTTCTTTGATTTGGAAATAAAAGTTTTGAATGTTGGTTTTGAGAAGAATGATGAGGTGTGAAAGTATAATTAGTGATGTATTTAGTATAATTAAAATTTGGTAGGTTTATGTATTGATAATTTCCAATAGATTTTTTGAGTTCAACAAGTAATTTTTGTGTATAATCGAACATTCCATTTTTTGATAGGTAAGTATCATAAAACAAACGAGCATTTTGTGCAATTTCTCTACATTTGTCATTATTAGCTTTACACCATTTGATTTGGTCAATAATGTCACTACAATCATTTTTAACTGGTATGTAATGTTTGTAGGGAATTAACAAGTGTGAAAACCAAATTTTCCAATCAGTTTGAACCATAAGAATGACTGAATTCATACTTAATTCAAGAGAAAGTCTAAATGCAGTGACGTGTCCATCAATATGTATTATATATTTAAATTGTGCCTGTTCTTTATAGGTAAGCATAGGAACTAAATCAAATGGAAGAGATTTATTGTCAAGTGTTTGAAGTTGGTCAACATTTATAATTTTCTTGGGTCTAAAGTTCCATTTGGTAATACCAGCATCTAGGTATGGTAGTCCGTCATTCGAATCTTTGATATTAAGAGATGAAATATATGATATTTGAAGACGCTGATTATCTTTGAAAGTAAAACCATTTCCGGTAGAAGTTCCTCTAAAAACTGCAATAGGTTTTTTAGAATCAAAGTCAGTGATATCATCAATAATAGACTTTGGTTCACAGCTTCTGTATGAATGTATGAACCATTTATTTTCGTGTGATTGGACTCTTGCCCAGTCTTCGTGTGTTGGTATAAGAAGGTCAGCGTATTCGTAATTATTACACATAGAAAGAATAGGTAGGTATTTATTATATGAGTGAGAAACAAGTGGTTGTGTTTTTGAGTTCCAAAGATGGAAGTATGGTTCGGTAAGATTTTTAGTAAGCAAAGGAAAATCTCTTTTATTAATAAAGAATTCAATATCAGGTAATTGTCTGTTGAGACAAAGTTCTTCAAAGAAATTTTTGAAATTTCCAATGTTTGTGTCAGTTTCATTGATAGGATATTCATATCTAACAAGAAAATTATTTGCAAACCAAGTGTTTACGTATTTATTAATTTGATTTTGTTGATAAACACGTCCATCGTTTTCACTGACTTTTTTGAAAATATCAAAATCAACTTCGCCTTTGTTAATATTTTCAGACCATTCATTGACGAAGTTGACGTTAGAGAAAGGGAGAAAAACTTTGAGTTTATTGGATACAATTTTAACAAAAATTCCTTTTTTGAATTTGTAAAATATATATCTAAATGTGTTTAGAACATCGATAGCTTGTAGGTCATTGTATAATTCCCAAATATGAAAATCTGTATCGTGGAATATGTTTTTATCATCAATTTCTGGTATATCATAGTTCATATTGGTGGTTTCGTCTTTGTTTTCCATAAATTGATTTTCATCACCAGAGGTGAAGTGTTTTTGTTTAAAAAATTTGTATCTTGAATTCGAAGATTGTCTGTTATAGTGAGCTTTTTCACAGTCGTCTTTAGAGTTATAAAAATCCATTGTTGTAATAAAAGTTTTTTGTTTTTATATTCAATTACGTTGTTGAAAAAACTAAATTAAAACAAATAAATAAAAGAAAGAAAAAATGGGTTTTGATATAACAACTTTACATTCGGTATTGTTGGCTTCAAAGTTGGTAAAAAATAAAGATAAAGCTTTAACATTGGGGCGACAAAATATTCACGTAGCTCCAGGATATTATGAATTTATCTGTTTTACATATGGAATAAAAACAGAATGGAGTGAATACTGTGAAAGGTTAATAAGCGATGTGGGTTTTAAGGAAGTAGATTCAATGGATTATTCTTCTTTTGAAGGAGCATCAGTGATCCATAATTTGAATAAAATAACGAGTGATGTTTTGAATGATAAGTATGATTTTATAGTTGATGGAGGTACTATAGAACACGTTTTCAACATCCCTCAAGTGTTGGAGAATATAATAAAAATGTTGAAAGTGGATGGTATATTTTGTTCAGTTGGTTGTAATAATAATTTTTCTGGTCACGGTTTTTATCAATTTTCACCTGAGTTATTTCTAAGTTGTTTCACTAATAAATATGGTATGAAAGTAGAACAAATATTTATAGCAGAGTCTGGTTCATTTCCAGACAGATGGATAAATGTAGGTTTTCAAAGTCAAAATGAGAAGCGACTTTTACATAAAATTTTAACAGAGAAAGAGGTGTATATAATTACGTTTGCTCGAAAAACGAGAGATGATAATGTATCAAGTTTGATACACGACCCACCAAATCAATTTTCGTATGAACAGGTTGATTGGTTGTAATTGAAATTTTAATTTATTATAGTTTAAATTAAAATAGAAAGATTTGAAATTTTTGATTAACTAGTTTGTTTACTTTATTTCTTAACAGTTTTGATAATCTTTTTCTTCTTGGGAGCATCCTCCTTGATAACTGGTGGTGGTGGATTTGCATCTTCATCATTATTAACATCGATGTCTAAACTTCCCGCGTCATCATCGTCGTTTACAGTAGTAGATGGAACCATAATATCGTCATCATCATCATCAAAAGAAGCAAGTGGAGCTGAATTTGAATTTTCAACTTTCAAGGAAGAAGATGAGTTGGATGGTCTTGGGAGCAAAGCCTTTCTACCGAAGTCAATTAACTTAATACCACATTCATAAAGTTTGACTTGTAGACTAATTTTAGTTCCAATAAAAATAGATTCAAATTTAATGACAGCTCTTGCGTGACAATGCTTCTCAAGTAAATCTAATGGTTTAACCAAATTTCCATTATCTAGGTCAAAGAATGTAGAAGCTATTTCGTTCTTCTTCTTGTTCTGGATTATTTTCGCGTATAGAGTTGGGCTGACATCATCCATAATCTTGGACTTATTTTTAGGGTCTCTCTTATAGTAAAGAGCGTTGCAAATCTTTTTCAATTCGCTACGTTCTTCTAATGAATAAAGTTCTAGGTCATCCTTGTGTTCCATAATATGATCCTTTACCTTTTCGATGATTTTGTTGAAAGTATCAACAAAAGCTTTTTCCGTTGGAGTGGGTCCACCTTTACTATATACACATAATGGCATAGTGTATCCAATAATATCTCCTTTTGCATCCACGTTAGTATTTATACCATAACTATAAAGTTCTTCAGTAGGGATGCAAAGTTCTCCTTGAGTTCCGTCTTTATTCTTTGTTGAAATATTAACACGCTTGTAAGTAAGTTTACTATCAGGAACTTGGGTAGTAACTGGTTTGGAAAAAATCATATCATTGACGTCATAAGATTCGGGGTCTACTAGTTGAGTTTGGCTTGCCATAATTATTTTTAATGAATGTAAATTTATCTATAAATAAAAATATTTTCATTTTTTTTCTAAAATATTTTGCAGACGTTTCATTTGATATATAAAGCCGTTCTCTACTTCACTTCTTTTTTTCTTGAAACTTTGGGTTGGATTTTGAATACACGAGAAAATGAAACATTTTGATTCGGTAAGAAGATGATAAACACCACCTGGATCGATTAATATAACATCTTCATTGTTGTATATGAATTGAAAATCATCTATGAATATTCTTTGGTCTCTTAAGATGTTTGTAATACTTTGAATTTTATCTAATACTGTGGGTGAGAATTTTATTGGTAGAGGACTTGAATATAGTTTAAATAATGTAGTGTTTGTGTAATATTGTTGTGTCATTTCTCCATTCATTTTATTATAATCAATAATAATAGGTGTAGGAAGACCTAGTTTTGATAGATAATTTAACATAATGATTTCATTTTCAATGTATTGTTTGTTGAATTTCGAAATCATTTTTATAATGTTTCTATCGGGGTGAATAGAAATAAATTTAGAATTACTAACTTCTTTTATCATTTCATTGTTTTAGAATAATACAAAGAAATTTTTAAAATTTTTAAAGAAAGTTCGCTGTTATGTAGATCAACCAACTTACAATGAGATACGAAGTCTGTTGTGTGCATACATCAAAGATGAAATTGTGTTGTCATCGTTGATTTTTATATTTACAACAATTTATTTCCAAAATCACTTGGATCTTGTGCAAGAGTTTAAGACGTTTTTACCATCAGTAGGACATTTAGAAGTAGTGTATGAAGAATAGTCAAAAAAAAGTTAAAAATATTTTTTAATTTTATGTAATTTTGTAAATGTGCATTTGTAGAACATTGGTAAATTTAGTCAGTAGTATAGAAAAAGTTGAAGATGAATCCATAATTTTTGTATATGATTTTGATATGCCTGAATTGGTTGCTGATGATGATTATCTAGGTATGCCTGAATTGGTTGCTGATGATGATATACCTGAATTGGTTGTTGATAATGATATACCTAAGTTGGTTGCTGATGATGATATACCTGAGTTGATAATGGATGTTCGAAACGATGAAAATATAATAGAACCAGAAGTAACAAATAACTTGAAAATAAGTCAAATGATTTATGATATAGAAGAAATAGTTAAATTTAATACGTGAATAAAAATTATTGTGTATAATAATAAATGAAAAATACAGATATATTGACAAGTTACATAAAATCTTTTCTTCTTTCAACAATTCTTTTTATTTATATATTGAAATTACCAAATCTATTAACAAATCAAGACGCGTTGGTTAATGAATATTATTATAGTGAGAAAACAGTGGTAATGTTAGATTTAGTTTTAATAGCCATTTACTTTTTTATAGCAATGACGATTTCTAATTATTTTGAAATTGAAACATTTTGGATGAAAGTTCTAGTTGTTTCATTAACAACATTTACAATATCATTTTTATTTTACAAATACTTCTTATCCAGACCAATGAATGATTCATTTTTCTCACGTTGGTTTTACAAAGCAGGTGAAAATGCTGTGTTTTATGATGTTGTGTTTTTAACAATTGTGTTTGTGATATTTGAAAAATTAATAAACTAAAAAAAAATATTTTGTAATTGAATTCAAAACAAAAATGGAAGCTACACCTCAACTAGTAAAGAAAGATATCAAAACAAAATTGAGTAAATTAAAAAAGGAACACCAAAACATAACGGTGAAATTGAATGTAATAAACAAAGATTTACATTCAATACAGAGAGAAATGAACTGTTTTCTTCTTCCAGATACTTGTAAAAAGGAGAAACAAGTGAAGAGTAAAGAACTGGTAGAGTTTGATTCTTATGATTTCAATGAAGTGACTGAACTTTGTTATCAGTATTTCATAGAAAGTAAAATAATGTAAATGTATATGATGTAAATGTAAAATAATTTGTAGTTTTTGTTAACAAAAAAAATAAATGCAGAAAAGAAAACTAACGAATGACGAGATAGAGAACTTGTTAGATTTCTTGAAACCAAACACAATGATTCCAATAGAATCAGCAAATGTGATAATAGAAAATCTAAAAAAAAGAATCAGGAAACAATTGAAAGAACAAGAATTATATCCATCAATAATTCCAGAGTTGAAAAGAAAAATACAATATCATTATAATGAAAGTCAAATTACATCTGGTGAATCGGTTGGAATTTTAGCAGCACAAGCAATTGGTGAAAGAAATACACAAAGCACTTTGAATACATTTCACAAAGCAGGTCAAAATGAAAAAAGTGTAACACAAGGAGTCCCAAGATTTCAGGAGCTTTTGAATGCAACGAAGCAATTACGATGTGTGAATTGTAAGATATATTTTAATGAGGGTAACAAATCGATTCAAGAATTACGAAATACGGTAAATCACGAGTTTGCTTGTTTGACATTGAATGATATAAGTGAAAAAATCGTGATACGTATGGATAAGAAAGAAGAGAGTTGGTATTCAATTTTTACAGAAGTATTTAATGATAGATTTCAAAGACATCAACATTGTGTTTCGATAAAGGTGAATAAAGTAATTCTTTTTAAATATCGAATTTATTTGAGGGATATAGTTGATAAGATAGAAGAAGAATATGATGATTTACATTGTGTGTTCTCAACGGAAGATGTAGGACAGATAGATATTTTTGTAGATGTATCAAAAATTCATTTTACAGAGTCTCAGTTATTGTTTGTAACAGAAGAAAATGTACACGAAATTTATATGGATGAATGTGTGTTACCAAAGTTGAAGACGATGGTTTTATTTGGGATAGAAGGAATAGAGAATATTTATTTTGTGAATGAAAAGAATGAATGGATATTAGAGACCGATGGTTCAAATTTTAACAAACTTTTGGGGCATAAATTAGTAGCGATGGAAAAGTTACAATCAAATAGTGTTTGGGATATATATGATAATCTTGGTATCGAGGCTGCTCGAAAATTTTTGATAAGTGAATTTGAGAGTATAATGGAGGGTATTAATATCAGTCACGTGAAGTTGCTAGTTGAGAAAATGACTTTTACAGGAACAATCTCGTCTATATCAAGGTATACTTTGAGGAAGGATGAGTCGGGACCTTTGAGTAAGGCATCGTTTGAAGAGAGTGTTGAGCATATGGTAAAATCAGCATTTGCAGGGGATATTGAGAAAACAAAGGGAGTTTCAGCGAGTATAATTTGTGGTAAAAGAGCATCTATAGGAACGGGTGTTGTTGATTTGAAGATAAATACTAAGAAATTGATTCACGCGAAACCGATTTTTTTTACAGATAAAATTATTTCTAATGAATAATAAAAATGGATATAATAAGTTTATTGGTTGCTTTAGTTGCTTTAGTTGCTTTAGGTTTTTCTATTGCATCATATGTATCAACAATTCAACAAAAATCTCAATCACCAGTAGTAGAACTACCAATTAGTGAGAAAAACATTGAAGATATAAAGAAAATTACTGGTATCATTGACCAGATTGCGAAATTAGAGCAAAGTAATGATAATACTCAGAGATCATTGATTCCTAATTTACAAACATCTTTGATGACAGAGGTAACAAATGTTCGTAATGATTTGAAGAATAAAGTAATTTCAAAAGAAATAATAATAAATGATGAGAATGATTGGAAATTAAATACAGATGAGAAAGGAAGTATTTGTTTAAGAAATCCAACAATGTTTGTTTGTATTGATAGAAAAGGAAATTTAGAGCTTCCAATAAATTTATAAAAAAAAATAAAATCTTCTTTAAGATAAAAATGAGTTCATTATGGGAAAAATTAAAAGGATTGCCTGGTAAAGGTATTTCTCAAATCAATAAAGGTATTTCTGAAATCAAAAAATTGGTGTCAGGTGGTGCCGATGGTCGTCGTCGTCGTAAGTCTCCTTCACCATTACTTGACGGTAGAAGAAAGAGGAGAAAGAGTAGAAAGAGTAGAAGCAAACGTAGAAAGAGTAGAAGAAGTAGAAATCATTAATTGATTCAAATATGATAATGACACTTCAGTAAAATATTATTACAATAATAATATTTTATCATATTTTTTTAACAAATTAATTTTTTTGCCACAAAGTCGGTGTATCAACTGGATACCAGGTTACTATACTTGTGTGAGATGTGAGACATTTATATTTCAAACCATTATATGAAACAATATCACCAACTTTATAAGCAATTCCAGATTTCCATTCATTAAGAACTGGTTTCCATATAATAGTATCTGGAGAAAAAGCTGATGCGATAGCTGATACATTACATTTATATTCAATATTATTATGTTGAACTGTTGCTCCATTTTTATATAATTTATTCGGTTCCCATTTTTGAGAAACTGGTGTCACAGGTGTAGGAGGAACAACAACTGTAGGTGTTACTGGTGTAGGAGGTCGAACAACTGGAGGTGTTACTGGTGTGGGAAATGGAAATGGTGTTGGTACTGGAGGTTGAATTGGTGTTACTGGTGTTACCGGTGTTGGGGTTGGAGGTTTTGAACTAAAAATTGGCTTTGTTACATTCACAATGTCAATACAAGAAGGATATCCATTTTTTTGATAAGACCATACAAATAGTCCCTCGCTAAGTAAATTTGAAGATGTAAGATAATTACTAAAAGTTCTTACTTCATCTAATGTCAAAATGTGACCTCCCCAAGCCTCAGGTGGAACTTCAACACCAATCATAACTGGTCCATTAAAAAAACTTTTATATGCTCTATATGCAATAATTGGGTCATAAACAGAAGAAGCGTCATAACTCATTATATTAATCCAATCAAGTTTACTTCCTTGTTCTCTAAGACCAGCTATATTCATTCCAGTGTATGAACTTAAGGGTTTTGCATTTTTAAATTCACCTTCACCGTAGGCACCAACTGAGAATCCAGCTGTAGATATAAATTTATTTGGTAGAGCATCTCTCATTTTACTAATAATGGGGCCAAATTTATGGGCATTTACAGTTCCTTGTGGGTCTTCCCAATCAATATCGACACCATCACAATCAAGGTCGTAGACCAAATTAGCAATATTTACAGGATTGAATACATCAAAATGGTAAGTAGCTCCACCGACAGAAAGCATCACAATGCAACCTTTATTTCTTAGTATTTTGATAGCGTTTTTAATAACAGTGAAATCGGATGAGAATTGTAGACCGGTTCCAGTGAAAGTATTGCTTCCTTTTGTATAAGAACAATTAGGATGTACGAAGGAAAGATATATAATATTTATTGAGTTATTAATTTTTACTAAATCGTGTGTTTCACCACTAGAGGCCCAATTTGCAGACCAAGATTCAAAGTATGCTCCAATAGTCCGCGTGCCTTTCATAAAAGATTCAAGACTTGTCATTTTTATTTAAATGGAATATAAAATTAAATTAGCTGAATTTTTTTAAAAATGTGTAGCAAATTTGCAGTCAAATTTAATTTTGTTAAAATATGTATCAATCCATAGAAAATTTTGTTTATATAGACGATATTTTTTGGTAGATTCCACTCTCTCATAAGTTCTATGTTCTTTTCAGTAACTCTATCTAACCATTCCTCTGTAAATTCAAAGACTCTGTCACAAATGAAAGGTTCTAATTGTTCTTGGAAATATTGATACATATAATTTCTAGATTCGCTTGAAATGTTGTCTTCATCCATAATATCCATTTTAACGACGGTTGAATAAAATAGTTCTTCATCTTCATAGTATAAACTTTGAAACAAGTTTTTCAAATTACTATGAAGAATATCATCAATTTTATGAATACAACCAAAATCAAATACATATAATTCATCTTTATCGGTAATAAGAAAGTTACCGTAATGAATATCACTGTAGAATAATTGATGTTTGAAAATTCCAGTGAAAACAAACTCAACTAGTTTGAGACCAATGTTGTATCGTGATTCTAATGTTGATTTTCCTAAGTAGTCACTGAGTAATTCACCTTCAACAAATTCAATACAAATAATATTTTCAAAGCAATAATCTTTGTAAACTTTTGGTATAGAAACAATAGATGATTGATTCCAAAGGTTGTAAAAAGTAGTATGATTTTCAATTTCCAAATTATAATCCATTTCATCATCAATTTTTTCTTTGATATCGATGATAGCATTACTAATGTTATTCCCGTTGTACACAAACTTTAAAAGTTTATCGAGAAGAAACAAATCTGATTTACACTCATCTTTTAATCCAACATATTGAACTTTGAAAACAACTTCTTTATCTCCATCAAAAATTTTACCTTTGTGAACCTGACCAATTGACCCACTTTTATAAACTGTTGAATCAAATTCTAATACATCATTTTTTTTGAGAAGAATATTAGATAAATACTTAATGGTTTCCTTACTATTTTTTGGTTTGCAATCAGAAAACACATCATTGTTATAATCTCCTCCACCATAACTTATAATTTGAGCTAATTTGGTCAATACACCTCCATAGTTTGAGAATGTTGTAGCTATGGTTGATAATTTATTTGCTTTATCTTTGAACTCAGTATTTGTGGATGTTGAAGTATCTTTTTTTGTTTCATTTTTGATATGGTTTAACAAAAGTGACATACATATTGAACCAGTTCTAATCATTTTTTTTTAATTTACTTTATACTATAAATAAAATTTGTTTGTAAATATTTTTACAGATTACATTTTCTAGTAAATTTATGTAATTTTTGTGACTATTATTTGATTGTAAGTTAAAAACAGTTTTCTATTTAAAATTATTTTAAAGTTTATATTATACAATTTTTTTATGTTGAAATATAATCCTGATAAAATGGAAACTAATAAAGAAGACAGTAAAGACATTGTTATTTTAAAAAATTTCAAAGAGTTAATATGTAAAGAATGTATGCTGAGATCAGTGGATGTGACGAAAAAAGATTTGGATAAACACGATAAACATATTTTGATAAACAAAAACCTTGAACTAAAAAAGATGATTGGAAATATTGATATTCTTAAGAAAATGTTTACTCAAAAATGTATTTCATTGGATGAATTATGTTACATTTGTAAATTGACAAATGATGTTGATATTGAAGATTTAGGAGATTTGTATTAAAATAATAAAACAAATCTAAAACTAAGTATTTTTATTTTTTAAATGACCTCAAACCCCTCAACTGAAGAAGTTTATTACATAAAAGAATTGAATCCAGATATAATTCAACCATCGACATCTAAAGTAGGAGATGGAACATTTGGAGGAAGTAAGATAATCATAGTTGGAAAACCTGGAACTGGTAAATCAAGTTTATTAGCAAGTTTATTGTATGCAAAAAAACACGTATTTCCAACTGCTGTGGCATTTAGTGGATCTGAGGATACTAATGGTTTTTACAAAAAGATTTTACCAAGTACGTTTGTTTTTAATGAGTATAATGAAGACCAAATAAAGAGTATTATAAGAAGACAGAAGATAGCAAAGGGATATTTACCAAATCCTTGGACTATTTTGATATTGGATGATTGCACAGATGACCCACGTATATTTAATACACCTTTACAACAATCAATATGGAAGAAAGGTCGTCATTGGGCGATGTTGTATATAGTGTGTCTACAGTATGCAATGGATGTGAAACCAGTTGTGAGAACAAATGTGGATGGTGTTTTTATATTAAGAGAACCAATTTTGAGGAATCGCAAATGTTTATGGGAAAATTATGCAAGTATCGTTCCAGATTTTGAGTTGTTTTGTAATTTGATGGACTCGTGCACCGATGATTATACAGCATTGTTTATATCAAATAGCACAGTCTCAAATAATTGGCAAGATTGTGTCTTTTGGTATAAAGCACCTCTAATAACAGATGAAAATTTCAAGTTTGGTTGTCCGGAGTATCATCAGTTTCACAAGGATAGATACAATCCAGATTATGTAGAGCAGTACGACTAAGTTTTTATTATTTTGATAATAATAAAAATTTATTTTCTAAACCTGTTGTTTTTCCTCTTTCCATCGGTTATTACTTCAAAATTTTCTTTGTCTAAGCAATATTTATAGTTAAAGAGTATTGTAATTATCTCATTTATTTTTTCTTCAAATGTTGTTTTAACAGTTTTAAAATATGTATTAAAATTTTGAACTCTTTTCAAATCGTTGAACAATTCGTTGAAAACTGGTTCAAAAAATTGAAGAACAAACATCTCGAAGTTTAACGTACCAAGTTCAGATTGTTTTTTATTGCATTTGATATTTGTTTTATTATACCATTTCATTTTCAAATAATTATTTACAAAAAATTCATTTTTTACAGCATCATTCACATTTAAGGGAAGTTTCTCAATAATTTTATTTAATTGGTTTTGTATGACTTGAATTTTATTTCTTGATGTCATATCATTATTACCGTCATAATAAAACATAATATTGTTTAAATACCACTCTGCAAACTTATATGCAAGACTAGAGTCAGGATTTCGTTGTGTAGACTTAGTGTTTACATTAGTGTCTATTGTGTCCAGATTATACGTATATGTAATTGGGTTGGTTTGATTAATAGGTTTCTTTATGTTTTTTGGACCAAACAACTTCAATTCATCAGTGGTAGTATTTACATCAGTGGTAATACTTACATCAGTGAGCAGATTATACGTACTTTTTGGTATGTTTTGTTTATTTTCTAGAGTAGGATTTTGTTGTGATAAAAAATTGGTTGTTAGTTCGTTGTATGTGTTTGTAATATTTTGCGGGATAATTATTTTATCTGTATTTGTACCCCGAGTTGTAGAGTATTCTTCATCACCTGTTTTCTTTATAATAAACATTAGAAAAGATAAAGTTAAAAAAGTCATAAATCTCTTGATATTAAAAACTGAAACATTTTTAATTCCTTTATTTATACTAATTAAATCTTTATTTTCTATGTCATCCTCGACTTCATCTTCATTAACAACAACATATTCATTCTCGTCTTCTCCCTCAGGGTCTTCATCTTCTTCCTCGGTGACTTCATCTACATATTCATCCTCGACTTCTCCCTCAGGGTCTTCATCTTCTTCCTCGGTGACATAAGTATCATAATAATATTCATCCTCTTCTGTTTCCTTTTCTGCTTTTTGTCTTACGTCTTCTGCTACTCTTTCTTCTACAGAAAACTTAAAAACTTTTAAGGATTCACTTATTTTTGTTTTAAGCTTCGTTTCTTCTACTTTTTCTAACTCTTTCTTCCTCTTATCTTCTTCTATTCTCACTTTTTCTTCTACAGAAAACTTTAAAACTTTTGAGAAATCACCTATTTTTTTTTTATGCTTTTCTAACTCAGGAGGATTGTCGTCATCATCTCCGTAAAGTATTTCTTTCATTATATATTCATTGATTTCGTTATTATAATTTCTTTTTTTTTTCATTTAACATTACACAAGATTTTTTTGTTTTGTATAGTTTCAATCAACGATGTAGTTAAACCACAATATAAACATTTTACTAAACACGGCTTTCGACAAACAATAGCCAATCAATAACCAAAAACAAGTCAAAAACAATAGTCAAAATCAATAACCAAAAACAATAACCAACACATAGAGTATTTATATATTAGAACAATACAACTCTACTCTCTACTTAATAGGGTTGCTTACCACTCCTCCGCTTCAGCTGCTCACTCCTCCTCCGGTGCTTACCACCTGTGACTAACAACGTTTTGACTTTATCGACTGACTCACTCCTCCTCATCGGCCGCTTACCCCTAAAAACCTCATTGTGAAAATTATCATCTTCTTCTTTTATTAACCTTTCTTCTTCTTTCTTAAAGTCTAATTTTTCGAAATATATTTTTATTGTGTTTTCCAAGTCACTTTTGTCAGTAAATTTGTTTCTATCTTTAAAAAAGAATTTTAATGAAGGATCAATATAATCTAAAACTATCATAAATGCTTCATATGGATCTGGATTATCATAATAAGAATTTAAAACATTTTTCTTAAAAAAATTATATGTTTGATTATCCTCCATAGTTGGAAAATATATTCCTTTGTTATTTTCCACCCATAAATTTAGGCTTTCATTAGAAAACATTTCAATTAAATAATTGCTAAATTCATTTTTATCTTCTTCTATTTTAACTCTTTCTTCTACAGAAAACTTTAAGACTTTTAAGGAATTACTTATGTTTGTTTTTAGCTCTCTTTCTTCTTTTACTCTGTCTACTCTTTCTGCTTCTATTTTAACTATTTCTTCTACAGAAAACTTTAAAACTTTTAAGGATTCACTTATTTTTGTTTTAAACTGCTCTGTTTCTTCTTTTCTATGACGGAGTTTTCGGGTTGTGCGAGAGGAAACAGCTTTAAAATTGGAGAAGCGCAGAGAGCCAGATCCCGTGGTATAAGGAGGAGCTACTGGACGAATAAGTTTTGCATTTGTTGGAGTTTCGTTATAACTAATACGTCTCCTCGGCAGGGAAACTCTTTCTTCTTCTTCTCTTCTAACTCTTTCTTCTTCTCTTCTAACTCTTTGATCTTCTTCTCTTCTAACTCTTTCATCTACTCTTCTAACTCTTTCTTCTTCTATTTTAACTATTTCTTCTACAGAAAACTTTAAAACTTTTAAGGATTCACTTATTTTTGTTTTAAGCTGCTCTGTTTCTTCTTCTTTTCTAACTCTTTCTTCTTTTTCTTTTCTTACTCTTTCTGCTGTTTCTGCTTCTATTTTTTTTCTTTCTTCTTTTTTTCTAACTCTTTCTGCTGTTTCTTCTTTTCTATCACGGGGGTTTCGGGTTGTGCGAGAGGAAACAGTTTTAGAATTGGAGAAGCTCAGAGAGCCAGATACGGAAGTGTGTGATCCCGTGTTATAAGGAGCAGCTACTGGGCGAATAAGTTTTGAATTTGTTGGAGTTTCGTAATTAATACGTCTCCTCTGCAGGGGAACTCTTTCTTCTACAGAAAACTTTAAAACTTTTAAGGATTCACTTATTTTTGTTTTAAGCTCTCTTTCTTCTTCTTTTCTAACTCTTTCCTCTACAGAAAACTTTAAAACTTTTAAGGATTCACTTATTTTTGTTTTAAGCGCTTTTTGTCTTGTGTCTTCTTCTGCTTTCTTTCTTCTTTCTTCTTCTTCTTTTCTAACTCTTTCTTCTACATAAAACTTTAAAACTTTTAAGGATTCACTTATTTTTGTTTTAAGCTCTCTTTCTTCTTCTGATTTGTCATCGTTATCGTCATCTATTGATTTTATATTTTCATTCTTTTGATCTTTATTTTTTTTTTTTGGACTTATGTTTTTCATACTTTACAAAAGAAAAATATTTATTTTTTCAAATTTAATACATAAATGTTAAGTGAAAATTACATTTGGAACATAGCAAAGGAATGTATTGAAAAACAAACTTTAGTCCATCATCAAATTACTACTTTTGATGACTTTATCAATGAAGGTATAGAACGTGTTATCAGTGAAAATGACATAAAAATTCAAAATAAGGAGTTTGAATGTTCGTATTCGTTTGATGAAGTTTTCATACCAAAACCAACAATAATCAAGGAAGATCGAACAGTGTCAAAAATGTATCCATCAAATGCTAGAACATCCGATTTAACATATGATTCACCAATCTTTGTTAATATAATTGAGAAATTCAAAGCTGAAAATGAAGATGTAGAAATTGTAGTTCATAAGAGAATAATAATTGGAAGAACACCAATAATGCTATGCTCCGAACGTTGTAATTTATCAAATTTAACAGCAAAGGAACGTCAGGAATTGGGTGAATGTGAGAAAGACCAAGGAGGATATTTTATCATTCGAGGTAAAGAAAGAGTTTTAATTGGACAACTACGAAATGTGTATAATAATCCAATCGTATTAGCACAAAAGAGTTGTGATAAGTATAAATATGTATGTGAAATTCGTAGTATGTCTGAGGAAACAGGTCATTCAGTTTTAATTCAATGTAAGATAGGACAAGATGATCGTTCAATCGTGTTTAGTTTACCTTATATAAAAGAGGTGATTCCGGTTGGAATAGTGTTGAAAGCATTGGGAATAACAGATGACAAATCATTTCGCGAGGTTATAGGAATTGTAGATGGTGAAAATGAAGAGATGGAGAGATATTTGAAGTATATAATTCGCGATTCATTTTTCATTAAAAGTCAGGAGGATGCATTGAGATTTATTAGTCAATTTACGATTCATATAATAAAAGAGGAAAAGAAAATCGCTTATACATCTCAAGTAGTTGAGAATGAGTTGTTTCCTCATATGGGTATATTTGCTACAATAAAAGAGAAAATAATATTTCTAGGACGTATGGTGAATAGATTACTTCGCACAACAATAGGAATTCGTAAAGAGGATGATCGTGATAATTATGCAAATAAAAGAGTTGAGATGGCTGGAGTGTTATGTTGTGATTTGTTTCGAACTTTATTCAAACGATTTATAAAAACGATAGAGTTGCAGCTTGAAAAAAAGAAACAACGTCCAGACATTTTGAGTATAATTTCAAGATGTAATAGTATAACAACGGGATTGAAAAGTTGTTTTAGCACGGGTTCTTGGGGAATTTCTAAGAATAATTATGTGAGGACAGGTGTATCTCAAGTGTTATCTCGTTTGACATATGGAGCAACATTGTCTCATTTACGTCGTATAATAATTCCGGTGGGTCGAGAAGGAAAGAATGCAAAAATTCGACAGATACATTCAAGTCAAATAATGTATATTTGTCCAACGGAAACCCCAGAGGGTCAATCAATTGGTATAGTTTTGAATTTAGCATTATCAACAACAGTGACGAAAAGAATAGCCACAGTCGTTGTGAAAGAGATAATAGAAGGTTGTGATAATTTGATGTCGATAAATGATGAAAGATACAGATTTGATAAACCAAAAGTTTTTTTGAATGGAATTTTGATGGGATTCGCAATTTCAAGAGACTCATTACTGAATGAATTGTATCAGTGTCGAGAAGTTGGGTTGTTAGACCGTCAAATTTCATTTACATATGACAAAGTGGATAATGAGATTTTGATTTTCTGTGATGAAGGACGTTTGATTAGACCTCTTTTGAATGTGAATAGTGAGAATCGGTTGATGTTGAAAGAAGGAGATATATTGGATTGGGATTACTTAGTATCAAACCAAATGATTCGTTATGTTGATAATTCCGAAATTCAAAATTGTGTTATAGCGATGAATGAGAACGATTTAGTAACTCAAAAATGTGATTTGTGTGAAATTACTCCAGCGTTGATGTTAGGTGTAATGGCGAGTGCAATTCCGTTTCCAGACCATAATCAGTCGCCTCGAAATATTTATCAGGCAAGTATGGGTAAGCAAGCAATTGGTATTCACGCGTTATCACATCAAATAAGAACGGATACAATAACTCACGTGTTGGATTATCCTCAACGACCACTTGTTTCTACAATTCCAAGTAGAATAATGGGGTTTGATGATATGCCTAGTGGTATAAATGCTGTTGTTGCCGTGATAACATATTCAGGATTCAATCAAGAGGATAGCGTGATAATGAATAAATCTTCAATAGAAAGAGGATTATTTGTAGCAACTTCATATAGAACGTTGGTTGAGGAGGAGAGAAAACAAGGAACTTATAATTATGAATCGATTTGTCTTCCACCGATATCAAAGAGAAAGAGAAATGCAAATTATAGTTTTTTGGATGACAAAGGATTAGTTCGCACAAGAATCAATAATCATTCAGTTTATGTAGAGAAAGGTGATGTGATAATTGGAAAAATTTTGACGAAATCAAACAAAAATAATGAGGAAGACCAAATAGATTGTAGTTATGTTATAAAAAGCGGGGAAGAAGGTTTTGTTGATAGAGTTGTTGAAACGATTAATCCAAATGGATATAAAATAGTGAAAGTGATAATTCGCAATCAAAGAATTCCAGAGCAAGGTGATAAATTTGCAAGTCGAAGTGCACAGAAAGGAACAATAGGATTAGTAATGTCACAGGAAAATATGCCTTTTACAGCAAGTGGAATTACACCTGATATTTTGATAAACAGTTTGTGTATTCCATCAAGAATGACAATTTCTCAGTTGATTGAATGTGTGCTTGGTAAGGTGTGCTGTGAAGAGGGAACGTTTGGTGATGCAACACCTTTTTCAAGTAATAGCACAGATATAGCTGAGTTAGTTTGTGATAGATTGGAAGCTAGTGGGTTTCAAAAGCACGGATATGAGACAATGTATAATGGAATGACGGGTGAACCGTTGGAAGCAAAGATTTTTGTGGGACCAACATTTTATCAACGATTGAAACATATGGTTAGTGATAAGCTTCATAGTAGAAGTCACGGGCAAGTAACAACTTTGACTCGTCAACCGTTAGAAGGAAGATCAAGAGATGGAGGACTTCGTTTTGGAGAGATGGAACGAGATGCGATGATAGGTCACGGAGTTAGTAGATTTCTTAAAGAGAGATTGTTTGATAAATCGGATGCTTATCAAATCTATATTTGCGACTTGTGTGGATTGATAGCGACAAGTCAGCGCGAATGCAAATCTTGTAATAATGATAAGATTTCAAAGTGTAATTTGCCTTTTGCGTCAAAGCTATTGTTCCAAGAGTTAATGGCGATGTCAATAAAGGTTTCGTTAAAAGTGGAATCATTTCAAGTCAGTTAGTTGAGGATTATGGAGTAAAAATTTTTTAATATTTGAAATACAGAGTTTGCTAATTTTTCTATTATTTTCTTTAATGTTATCAAGACAGTTAGGGTCTTTTGTTAAACTTTCAATAAGAAAAATCAAATTGTTGTTATATCTTGATAGAATTGATTTCGCAGTAACATTACTAACAGATGGAATTTGACATAAAACAATCTCTGCAAAATTATCAGTAGTTATATTAGAATTCTTTTTCTTTTGAATAATAGTGGTAGTGTAATCAACTTTTCCGTTATCTAGTTGTTGTTCTGTTACATTACAATCGATAGATGAAGAAGAAATAGAATAATAAGGTGTTTTTTTGTTTTCTTCTTTTACTAGTTTAGTGAAAAATTGGAGAATCATAAAAGCAGTTTCGTTTTGATTATCAGTTCTTAGAACAGAAAATCCTTTAAAAAAACTCAAAGATAAAACTGAAGAATAAATCATATTGTTGTTGGAATTTTTTAGTATATTTCCCTCGATGATATAATAGATATTATGATTTGGAATTTCACAAGCTTTATCAAGTCTAAAAGATTGTTCTAAATATCTTCCGTCTTTTATGGAGGCTAATAAGTCAGGTATGCATTTTCTTTCAAATACAATAACTTCTTTTCCGTCTTTGTTAGAAATAATTACATCTCCCAAGTCTAAATTAGATAGAGTGTATGTAATATCTTTAAAAGAAGATGAAATAAGTGTTTTACAAGCTTCAATGAGCTTGGTTTCTCGGTTGTCGATAATAAGATTCATTATGTATAGAGGTGTGTTAATCTATAAATAATGAAAAAAACACTAATCTTTTTGTTTTAATGTTACAATGTCAGTTAAATCTGCTTCCACATATCCATACTTAGTATACCAATCTTTTCCTAAAACTTCAGTTAGAATCATTTTTTCATTTTCATTTAACATACTAGGATGAAGACCTGATTTTATACATTCTAGAATATAAGCTGTCGCGTCACTTAAAAATGGAGGTATATTACTATTTGAATCGTTTAATTGAGATGTATCAAAGTTTACATCTTTATACATAGATTCACCAATCATCTTGTATCTTTCTTTGTCCTCAGGACTAAGTGCGTTTACAGCGTTTTTAACCATATCATTATTCCATAAGTTTGATTCTGTTGTTTTCTTTTGCATTTTTTCATAAGAAAAATTAATTTTATAAATAAGTTACATATCGAGGATAGGTTAGAATTTTTGAAAGTAATGATTATTGTTATTAAATAGTTAATAACAATAATAAAGTAAAATTCAAGGTTTGTTTATATTATAAAATATTAATAATGTGGTTTAATTTTTCTTATAAATACTTGAGTGTTCAATTCACCAAGTCTTTCGATTTTGGAAGAATAAGCAGCTAAAAAAGCATCGATACCTTTTTGAGTCAAATCAGGTCCACCCCACCCATAATCATCAAATATCATAATACCGTCAATCTTTAATTTTCTAAAAGCTAGAACAGCATCTTCTAATACATATTCTGGATTATGATTACCATCAATGTAAATAATATCAAAAAAATTATTAATTAATTTAGGAATTTTCTCGTGTGAATATCCGCGATGGATAATAATTTTGTCTTTGTTTTCTAATTTATTTATGTTTGATAGAAAAGTGTTGTAAATATCATCAAATTCTCCTGTATATTCTCTATAATCATTATAATCAATCCAAGGATCGATACAATGAGCTAAACTCAAAGGATGTTTAGCATATGTTTCTAAAACTGAAATCACGTTTGCTCCATATAGACAACCAATTTCTAGATAGTTAATAGGTTTCTTCTCATCTGGATTTATAAAAGGAAACCAGTTGTTAGCAAGTCTGTATTGAACTCCTTCGAAATTATTATTCATATATTTATTTGTTGTAATGAAATGATAAAATCTTTAAAGTAATATGAAAATTCTATTTAATAATTCTGTTTTTAACAACTGTATTGGTTATATTTGTTGTAAATGATGAAGTTTGCGTTATTTTTTTGTGAATTAGTCGTATCAAATACTGCATTAGTTTTTATTCCTCTAAAATTTCCGTCATTTTTATAAAAAAATTATTTTTTAATTTTTGAAAATAATTTGTAATTATAAATGACAAGACTAACCATACCTAAATTTAAATCATTAATAAATAAAGGAATGTCTCCTGCTTCAGTGTTAGAAAAAGTTTTTAAACAATATAAGGGTACTATCCACGATACAGTGTATTGGAAAAAACAGATAAAAAAACATATTAACCATTATATGAGATACAAAAAGACTGGAAAGTCCAAGTCTAGATCGAGAATAAGAAAGTCCAAGTCTAGAAGAAAAGATGGGGCTAATAAAAACGATGATAATTAAATGCTAAAAATTTTTAACTTTTTTTTAACTATTCTTTATACACTACTTCTACTGATGGTATCGTCATCGGGAAAAATAGTAAAAGTTTTCAAAGGATTGTAATTATAATATATTTCTTCTTTGTAGTGATGAACACTATGTATACCTATTGCAATTGAAAACAGAAGTATAATGATAACAATGTTATGTTCATCTTTGATTTTATCTTTGACGTTTAAGAAATAGATGAAAGCGTATATGAAAATTAAAGCAGATAAAGATGAAGTAATAAAACTTGGTCACATTTTATTTGAATAAAAGAAAATATTTTTTATTAGAATTTAAAATATTATATTAAAGGAAAATTGTCTTTTAAATATAAAATGACAACAGAGAAAGATGTTTATCCAGAGTTTGATAGTATCCCTGTATCAACTAAAACTTTTATAGTAATGACAAACATAATAATTGACTTGAAAAAATTATTTGATTTTCTTCCAATAACAGATTTCACAGTATTGACGAAGAAGAGAGGACGTAAGACAAAACCAATTTCAAATGACTTAAATAAAGATGTTATTGATGGTTCAATAATAACACTTAAGTATGAAAATCAAATAAGAGGTGTAGATTTGAAATTGAAAAAGACAAACAAAAAGAAAAAGAGTAAGTGGTTTAGAAATAGCTTTACTGTTGTGATTATTCTAGACAAAAAAGCAATCAACTTCAAAATATGCTCTAATGGTATGTGGCAAGTTACTGGGGCTAAACACGATGGTCAAGTTGAATCTTGTGTGAAATACATTTGGAATCATATTCATTCAAATCATAATAACATTTATTCATTTACTCGTGGAAAATATTTAGAAGCTATTTTTATACCAGCAATGAGAAATATTGATTTTAGTCTTGGATTCTTAATCAACAGAGAAAAATTAGCAAGATATATGTGCACTCAAACTGAATTTCACTCTCTTTTAGAAACATCATTTGGCTATACAGGAGTGAATATCAAAATTAAGGTTAAAGATAATATATGTTCGATGGAATTAAGAAAACTCACATTTTTAGAAGATGAAATCAAAGAATCAAGTCTTTTATATGGTGAATACATTTCAAGATTGAGTGAGAAGGAACAGCAGAAGAAAATTAAGAAGGATAGATATACTACTTTTTTGGTGTTTCATTCAGGAAAGGTTATTGTTAGTGGAATTACAGCGGACATTACCAGACCATCGTATGAATATTTTTTAAAAATTATTCAAAGATGTAAAAATGATATTGAAGAACGATTGGAAATTTAAATAAATGTGAATGATGTTTTTTTTTAATTATATTATCAAAACAAATAATATAATATTATATTTTTTTTTAACAACCACAATAATTTTCTCCTAATTCAAGTTGTGTGTAACCTTCGTTCTTGTCAAAATAATCATCAACATCTTCTTGAGTCGCTTTAATTAAATCCTTTGGATGATAGTGATTCCAACAGGAATAACAATAAGGAAACTTTAATTTAAGTTGTTTAATTTTTTGTTGAAGACTATTAAATTTTTCTTCATTTTCTTTGATACGTAATAAGATTTGTTGTTTTTCATTTTCTAGTTGTTTTATTTCAGCATCAATCGAATCAAAATTTACATTATCCATTTTATAATATAGAAAAGATTTATGTTATAAATTGAAAAATATTTAATAATTATTTCATCAAAAGTGTTATAAAATCAAAGTGTTTTTCTTCTTTTGCAATTTTTATAGTCAATCCAGTATAGGGAACATTGTGTTGTAAAAGGAATTTAGCCATCTCGAGATTTCCATTTTCAGCATTTAAAATGAATAAATCTTCGTGTTCTTTGACTTTATTGAATTCGGTTTTAAATTTTTCAACAGACCATTTCAACATTGGTAAGTTATTAGATCTAGTAGCAGCGTTATGAACGAAAATTCTTAAATCGTATATATTTTCACACGCAAATTCAACTTCTTCATAATCATTTGGGTTAGACATAATGTAATCTAGCAATTGATTTTGATGAATAATCAAATTTTCTTTCATCCATTTTATATTTGATTTTTTTGTTGAATCAAAATACAATTCGCTGTAATCAAAACGATTTTGTTTCAACCAATTCAATTGTTCTGTATTTGTAGCGAGTGAGTAATAATACTTTTTACGTTTAGAGAAATTATATTTTTTATGAAAGTAATTAAGAGAGGCAACAGAACAATCATTTGTAAGCAGCATTTTTAAATTAATTCTGTTTTTCCATCCGTGATTATACGCCCAAACCAGTATTTTCATATCGTTTATAATCTGTTTTTTTCTTGGGAATAAAATGGGAAAGTTTTTTTTGGTAATACTGTAGAATCTTTTATTAACTTCATTCAAAAAGATGATGTTAGTAGGTTTGTGGAAAGTCATAATGTTATAAAGAACATCGTCATTGAGAATATCAATCGACATTTTTTTTTTCAAAGTAAATATAAAAATATTTTGTTTACATAAAAAATAAAATATAATGACGAAACTGAAAATGAATTTGTATGATGAATGTTTTGAATATGGATTGACACTAAAGTTATCACTTGTTTCTCCAGTAGTTACTAATATAAATAAACCAGTAAATTGGTTATGTATCAATTGCGGTAATAAGTTTATGGAGTCTTTTATCAATTTGAAAATAAATAATAAAGGATGTTTAAAATGTTCATATAAAAAATTCAATTAAAGTCACTTATTAAAGTTAAATAAATGACTGATTTAAGTAAACTAGGTTTTTTACAACATCACTTACCACGTGATTTTAATCCAAGAATTCGTGATGAATGGATAAAGAAGGTTGCTGGAACCATTCCTGAAAATTCAAAAATAATAGATGTATCAGCTGGAAATAAACCGTATCAACATTTGTTTCATCATTGTGAATATTTTAGTCACGAATTCGAGGGTAATAAAGAAATTATTGATTCTTTTAGAGGAGAAACTGATAAAAAAAGCAATACTCACGATTTCTATGGTGATATAACAAATTTACCTATAGAAAGTGATAGTTTTGATTACGTTTTATGCACAGAGGTAATCGAACACGTCCCTGAGCCTTTGAAAGCAATAGAGGAACTAAGTCGTATATGTAAAAAAGGAGGAAAGATAATCATAACAGCTCCTTTCACATCTGGAATCCATCAACCGTTTCACTTCTATGCAGGATTTTCACCACAATTTTATGAGTATGTAGCAACGAAAAACAATCTTGAGATAAAAGAGTTTGAGAGTCAAGGAGATTTCTTCAAGTTGATGTCTTGGTTTATAATGTTGAGTATGCAATTTCGATTACCAGGAAGTGATAGTGATATAGTAAATATTGTATCAAATTATATGCAATCATATTATTTGACTATGAGCGAGATGTTAGGAGATAAGGTAGATACAGCAAAACATTTTACTATTGGATATATGGTGATTTTTGAAAAGAAGTAAAAAAAAATATGCTAATATATAGTAAATGATGGCAGAATTGTTTGATAGTAAAGAACAAACATTTCAGGAAATTATAGATTGTATTATTTTCATAATCACATCTTTCGATTACAAGTTCGTAAATTAAAATAAAAAAATCATTTAATATTTCTTATTAATAAATAATAATGAATAAAGATATTGGAGATACAGCAATTTATATGATGTATGTAAGAGATCAATTAAAAATCTATCATTGGAGCACAATTGTATATGCAAGACACGTGGCTAGTGATTCATTCGTGAACAGTTTGAGTGAAAAAATGGATAAATTTATTGAGACACTTCAAGGAAATTCAGGTAGAAGAATAGGATTGTCTCCATCATCATCAATCCAATTACGGAACGAAACAGATAAAACAATTATAGATGTTCTAACAGATTTTCGAAGGTATTTGGTGCAAGATTTAGGTAAGATGTGTAAAAATCATACAGATCTGCTCAATATTCGTGATGAAATTCTAGGTGATGTAAATCAAACACTTTATTTATTTTCTTTATCATAAAAATCTAAACATTTAATTTTCAAGTAAAAATTAAATGGTTTTATGTATTGAATGTTTGAATGATATAAAACAACAGGATGATGAAAATAATTTATTTTGTTCTGTTTATTGTAGTAGTTGTTACTATAAAAATCATTGTGGTTATTGTAATAGTATTATAATAGATGATTCAATCAAACAATACCCAGATGTCAATTCTAGAGCACAGGTATTTTGTAGTTATAAATGTTTGAATGATTTTACAGAGAATGAAATTTGCTTTCATTGTGATGGAGAGATCAATAAATTATTAGAGAAACACGATTGGATTTTTTATAAGAATGTATTTCGTATAGTCTGTTCGTCAAAATGTTTAGAACAGATACATTTAAGTTGTTACTATTGTTTATCAAAAAGTTCAAGTATATCAAAAACATTCTTAAATAAAGCAATGTGTGATAAATGTTTTTTGATAATAAAACGATACGAAGAAGTAATCAATAGTTCTTACACTAATCTATAACTTAAGAAAATATGAAAAGTCAAATAATAAAATGGAAAATTTAACTAAAACATCAATTCGTCGATTATGTGATGAAGCAGGAGTAAAAAAATTATCAAATGACTCTTATGATTTGATTGGTAGCTTAATAAAAGAAAAGCTGAATGAATTGATAAATGTTTCATTAAGTTTAAGTAAGAAAAAGACATTAATTCCAGATGATATTTATAAAGCTTTGGAAATTCTAGATGAAAACATAGTAAAATCAAACAAGTTGAATTCATAAGTCTAAAGATTGGTAAATCATAGAATTTTTTAAATCATCAGGATGTTGGTATTTACTTTGTATAGCAAGTTTACAAGCCTCTTTACCAAGCTGCAACTTTGTTTTTGATATTAAACAAATAATACTTATTAAGTTCCATCTCACATAATCGTAAAAAAAATGATTGATAACAGTAGATGATTTCTCAGGCTTCTTCATATTAAAAACTGTTTCAATGTGCTGAAGAACTCTATCAATACAATGGTAATCGATGGCAGTTTTAAACATAAATATATAACTATCTATGGATGGATTATTAAATTTGATAGCCCTATCGAGATACTTGAAAATAACATCTACATCTTTGTTAGTCATCATAGCACAATATCCAGCTCTAATATACGCAGATTGTTCATCCAGTCCATTGATTTGATGAGAATCATTTTCATTGAATTCAATAGATAAGACATTGTATTTGAAAGCCTCATTAAAATTTTTCATATTCATATAAGTCTGTCCAAGAAAATAGTAGTTTCTTTTGGATGGTTTCGCAGCCTTTAAAAGTTCAATGTCCTTTTTGTATCTAGCCTGTGTATTTATTCCGTATTTTATTCTATCTTGATAGAGGATAATTTCATTTGACATATCCATAAAATAATCAACATTAGAAAATGCTTCGTGTACTGGAGTAGAGATATCATATCTACAACCAGATTTATTTTTTATCAAACGTAAATCAGTGTGTTCGGCAATAGTAGAGTTATTTTCTTCTAACCACCTATGTTTTACAACACCAAATCTAATTTTTGGGTCTAAATTAGAAAGAAAAACCATAAAATCATCGAATGACATATTTAATCTAAGTTCATCACCAGCATCTAACAATAGTAAATATTTTACCTTTACAGTTTCAGCAAATTCGATAGCTTCGTTTCTACTTTCAGGAAAAGTCTTAAAAACACCTTGTTTCAAGTATAAAGTTTGTTTATTTTCTCTACAGGTGGAGTCTATTATTGATATAGTTTTGTCTTTACTTCCAGTATCAAATACAATGATGTTTTTGATATTTTTAACAGAATTGATAGTAGTTGCTATTGATTTTTCTTCATTTTTAACCATAATTAAAACTCCAATAAGTGACATTATTTTAATAAATTTGTTGTTACTTTTAAAACAAACTTCTTCTCAAAACAAAAATTCAAAAATTAATTTGATTTCGAAATTCATTTTTGTTTTTGTTGCAAGAATCAATATTAAATTCTCACGTCGTCTTTTTTCAAAATTGATTATCATTTTTTCAACTATATCTTTATCAATATCTTTTTTATATACTTTCATTACATTTACAAGACGTTGAAACTTTAAAGCTTTAGTTAAAGTATTGATTGGAAATTTATCTTGAATAAAACAGTTCTTATTCCAAATATGAAGTAACACATCTAACCATTTCTCTTTGTTTTCAACAATTATAAAGTCCAAGTAGAAACTAATACATTGAGAAAATATAGCATTCTGTAAATGAGGTAATTCTTTCATCAATTCATCAAGAGTTTTGATAGAGATGAATAATTTCTCGGGTATTAAATCTAGCATAAAATTAGTATCAAAACCAAACCCTGAATGCTGTAATTTTTTAATTAAAGCTAAATTTTTCAAGTTGTGATATAAACCATAGTGTGAATTAATGCAATAAAAATGAGTTATTTCTGCCATACAGTTTATCGTGTAAGAGCCTTTTTCTATAAAATCAGTGGAGAAGAAATTTTTTTTACAAAATTCTCTAAACGCCGGGTCTGAAAATAGTTTTCCTTTTTCGTATAAGCCTAGATTAGTAATACTATTGATGGTTTTGAAACGACGATCAAATTTAGAAGATGGCATTTTTTAATTTCAACAAACAAAATTAAAAACATTTTTGGTTTGTGTAAATATATAAAATGGAATATTTTGTAACTTCAACAGGTTATCTTCGGGATTTTTCATTTGCCTACTGTAATGAAACAGAAGAGTTTAATGTTCCAAATATTNNNNGTGCATTTTTCAACAGTAAATTTGTTACAAAAATCCAGGCTGTAAATGCAACAGGTGTCGGAGAAAGTGCTTTTCAAAACTGCATAAAATTATACGATGTTTATTTACCAAGTGTTTATAGTATCAAAAATGAAGCAATGATGAATTGTAAGAATATTAAGAAAATTGATTTTCCAAATGTAAGAAGTATTGGTTCAAAGTGTTTTTCACTATGTTCCAAACTAAAACATATTAATATACCGAATGCAGTAAGAGTAGAAGATTATGCTTTCAATTTCTGTTCTCAATTAGAATCGATTTATTTACCAAAAGTAACTCATTTAGAAGATTCCGTGTTTAAAAATTGCACAAAATTATCATCAGTTATTGCACCAAATGTAACAAAAATTTCAAAGTATGCTTTCTCAAATTGTAAAATGCTTTTATGTTTACGTTTATCAAATGAAATAAAAGATGATGATATAGATATTACATCAACAGAAGGTTGTAACAATTTACTTGTAGTTTATCCAATGACAAATAAAATGAAGAATAAAATACAGTTGAATATAGATTCAATGATTGATTTATATTTTCTACTTCCACTACTATGTATTGAAAACAATGATAAAACAGATTATAATGAAATTGAAGATTTAGTGAATATAATGTGTGATGAAGTAATAAAATTTATAATTCCATTGTTGTGAATTATCAAGACTTCATCTTCAATTATCGGCTTTTATAGACCAATGGTCATTTTACCTTTCGTTGAAATTTCTAATCTGGCTTTTTTATATGTATACGGCTGACTCACTTCTTAAAAAGAAAAAAATTTAGAATACAAAAATGAACGAACTTTTGTATTATGAACGATTGAAAACGAAGGAATCAAAAGTCTTAATAAATGATGAATTGATTGATGTAAGAAGATTATCCTTTCATACTTGAAACATATTTAATATTATATTCTTATTTAGAAACGAAAGAAATTATTTCTTTGTCTTGAATCCTTGAACCATCATTTGAAACTAGATGTTTCGGTGTTTTTTCATTCAATGGGTTTAATAGACCGATATTTAGAAATTAAGAAGAATGTTGAAGGAGAAGATTTGAATCTGCTAGTTACATCTAGTATAATCATAGCAAATAAGTTTGAAAATCAAAACGGTGATTTTCTTGAGGATACTATAATAGTATACTTCAAAAAAAGAGGTGAGTGCTGTGTTACCTACTACTGTATATTTTTATCACTAAACATATTTTGATTTGATACATTATTACCAGCAGATATGATATATGAAGTAGAGGAGATATACGCAATCGAGCTTCAAATTCTTAAAATACTTAAGTTCGATATTTTATTTCCAACAGCTTATTCCTTTTATAGTTTTGATATGAAGAGAAGAGAATTGAATAAGGAGGAGGAAGTTTTATTCAAAATATCAATACTGAATATTGAGATGTTGAAGAATTTTAAACCATCAACGATTGCAAATTCTATAAAAAAAATGATAAAGTTTCGTGAAGAAGGAACGGAATTATTCAGTGCATACAAAGAAAGCTATGACAACGATGTGTCTAGATGTTTAGATTTTTTTAAACAAATCATTGAGTATGAAGTAAAATTATATAAGGAAAGCTTGTCAATTTAAAAGTGTGGTTTTAGTAAATTGTAAAACAACATAATGAATAATAATAATATTTCAAAACGAACTCTAAAAGAGGCGACGAAAAAAGTAATAGCTTTCAACCAAAATTATAAGTGTAAAGGATGTGATGTGATTTTACCTCCATCATTCCAAATAGACCATATAATTCCATTTTCACTTAGTCAAAATGATAATGATGATAATTTACAAGCGTTGTGTCCAAATTGTCACTCTCTAAAAACACAACGAGAAAACTATCGTATTAGTCATTTCAAAAAAATGTATAATATAAATGAACATTGTTGGTTTTGTTTAGAAAAAAATTGTAACCAGACTTGCTCAAAGATGATACGAAAAATTGAATTTAGTAATACAAGTAAGCGAGAAATAACATCCTTTGATACTATGTGTGAAAAGCTTCGATATGATAATGGTGGAGTTGAAGAGAATAAAGCCATTTTAAATATAGAAATTTGTCTGTATAATCGTTGTATTTATGTAAATAATGTTATATGCAGAATGAACAAAGATGATGTGACAATAGAAGATATCATAGATGCAGTATTCTTAGCAACACGTTCAAAACAATACAATTCTCAGTATAATGTAATATCAATAAAAATAATTCCTCCAAATAATTATTCAATTGAAGAATTAGATGAATGTGTAAAGTATGTTGAGAATATGATTACAGTTGATGATTTTCCAGAACGAATTTTTAAAAATGATGAAATCATAGTATTACTTTGTTTTTATTAATATTTTAACAACACTTGTTTAATCATTGCTAGTTTTTTCACTGAACGTTGATCACTCTCAATTATCTCATTCAAATCATCTATCAAACTTGTAGGTGCACCAGATTTCCTTTTCATAAGTTCTTTTTCAAGTAACTCATTTTGCTTCAATAGTCTAAGTTCCGCTTTTGATAATTTCTTCGTTCGTTCTATACGTCCACAGCAACAGCAACAGAGAATGTCATAAAAAATCTTAATAATTAAAAGAAAAATAAATGATAACCCAATGATATCGCTGTTATTCAATAGTTCTTGAACAAATCCTTTCATTTTTTATTTAGAAATTGAATAAAAAATATTTTGGAGATGATACAAAAAGTTTTTATATTTGTTTTTTTGTAATAAAAAATGTCATCGTCTTTTCCTCTATACGATAATTTGATAAATGATGTTGAAACATCCGTTGATTTGAAAACAAAAGAAAAGGATGAATTTATGTCGTTGATAAAGACTATTGATGACAACACTGCAGAACTAATATATGCTTTAATTCGAGTTTATCAATTAGAAAACAATGAGAACAACATTTCAACTTTTACAGTACCTTATGATGGTAAGTTTATTGATAATGAAATAAAGTTTGATCTCAATGAATTACCTATTAAACTAAAGCATATTTTGTTTAAATTTTTGAAATTGCATTGCAATGTTGTTAAATAAGTTGTTTTTTTTCTTTTATTGGTTGTAATAAAAATGAATATTAAAACGTTTTTATTAAGCTTCTTAATGTTATCAATTCAATGCACATCCCATATTTTTATGAAAGAACCAGTTGTAAGAAGAAGTCGTTATTCATTATATTATTTATCGAATAATTTAGTTGATTACAATATAATGGCACCATTAAATACAAATAATTATGAATTTCCTTGTAAAGGATTTCCTGTGAAAAAAACAATTTCAGTAATCACAAGAGACACGATCCAAGTTGAGTTAGAGTCTGTCACTGTCAGTGATTTGGACAAACATAAAGGAGGTCATTGTCAATTTGGTATATCATTCGACAACAACGAATTCATTGTCTTAAAACAAGTAATAAGAAACTGTGTCATCGATTCTCTTTTTTATACAATTGATTTACCAAGAAACATACCAGATGGAAAATTAATATTTTTCTGGACTTGGATAAATGCAATAGGAAATAGAGAATACTATATGGATTGTGCTGACATTCAACTATCAAGAAGAAATATAGTTCCGTCAATGTCACCTATACTTGGTAAGAAGTTACTGGTTGTAAATTTACCTGGGTATAAAACGATTCCAGAATTTCCAAATAAAAATTCTTATGATGGAAGCGAACTTTTGTTGAATATCGCAGATATGACTTTAACACCTCCTTTTAATTATGTTACAAGTATCATTGGAGGTAATACTACCACTAGTATTATTGATACAACAACTACTACTACAATGGAACCAGTGAATCTAACAACAACACAGTTTGAGACTACAAAAACAAAAGAAATATTAACTACGACTAATTCACCTTCATCACTCCCGACAATTTCTCTAAGCACAAAAACATCAACTAAAATGAATCCAGGAATTGAATTTTCGAATAGTCAAAAAACTAGCATACATATAAATTTAATAACTTTCACTTTTTGTATTATATTTTACAGTTTATTCTAAGACTGAACTTTGTTAAAAAATTAAATTATATTTACTTTAAGTAAGAAATGTCATTTAATAGATACAAAGTTTTAAAACTTGATTATGACGGGAAAAATGACAGTATTCCTTTTCAATATAAACTTGATATTAATAACTCAGATTTTGTTGAAAATGAAATTAGTCTAAATCTCGAACTTGAATTTGAAGTTCCAACTGATAACGAGAATAAAGAACGAATTGATTTGTCACTAAACATAAAGAGTGATAAGTATCAAAATGTCCAAAACAATTTTTATGTTAAAAAAAAATTATCTACAAAGGATAATGAAATTGAAGTCAAATCAAATGATAATGGTAATTCATTAAAGATAGAACTTGATACTATGATTAATAAATTAAACAAAAGTATGGAAACTCACACTAAAAATATTCACCAAATTAATAAAAGAGTCTATCAAAATCGTCTACCTATAATTGAAGAAGAAGAAGAAGAAGAAGTTGACCCCAAAAATAAAATTATACAAGACAAAATGTCAAGGGCTTATGAAAAAAAGCTATTATCATCTACTGACTTTGAAATCAACCAAAACAAAATTATGAGAGTCTACAATAACAAAGAGATTAACCAACAGATGAAGAGAATATATCAACCTCAAGTTATTGGTCATAAAGATATCAATGTTTCACAGGACAGAATCCATAGAGTTTATCAAGAAGAAAAAGAAGATGGTTCCAAATTATTTCTACGTGAAATGTCACGTGCATATCAGGATAAAAGAGTCACTGAATTAAAAAGTGAAAACAACGTCGAACGTGATGATACATATTCTAAAATTCAAGATGAAAAAAAGCAAAAAGAAATAGAATTAGATAAAAAAGTTCATTTAATTCAGGAAGAAATTATGAAATCTTTCAAGAAAAAAAATAATACCAAAGATAATGAAACAGAATATGATGATTTGACTCTTCCAAAAAGTTTTGGGAGTTCTCAATCGTCATCACCCGTTTTACAAAAGACGGAAGTTAATTCACAAACTTTTATACGAGTAGATGATGTGTTAAAAAATAGTAGACCAAAAAAACAACCTGAAATTCAAAAGCAGAGTTCAAAAAATTTAGTGACTTTACTAAATAAAAATGATGTTTCATTGGAAGATATTGAGTTAGCACCTTCAACAACTGATGAAAGTGTTGACAATAAACTTTTTTATCATTTGAAACTTTTGTTGTCGGTAGATAGTATTAACATATCTACAAACATTGTATATATTGTCACTGAGTTGATGAAATTTGTAGATAATTTTGATTTAGCTGGTAAAGATAAAAAAAGTGTCATAATAAACACAATTCATAAATATTTACTTGATGCGAATACTGAAAAGAATATTGATTATATTATTAATACGATTTGTCCTGAACTCATAGATATTTTGATATCAATTGATAAAAGAAAAATAAAAATTAAACAGAAGATGAATTGTTTTATTCCTTGGTGTTCTTGAATGAATAGAAAAGAATATTAAAAATTTCTTATTTACTATAAATAAGAAATAATGACGGAATATGAAGAATTAATTGATGATTTTGTTACTAAAAATGCATATAATAAACCAAATAGTGAAGCACAAGATGATGATACTGCTAGTTCTTATACATTTCTGATGGGTGACGAAGAGAAGGATGATGAAGAGAATGAAGATGAAGAGAATGAAGATGAAGGAGAAGGAGATGAAGAAGAAGATGATGAAGATGATGAAGATGATGAAGAAGATGATGATGATGATGAAGATGATGAAGATGATGAAGAAGAAGATGATGATGATGATGAAGATGATGAAGATGATGAAGATGATGAAGATGAAGAAGATGAAGAAGAAGAAGGAGAAAAAGAAGAAGAAGGAGAAAAAGAAGAAGAAGATGATGAAGAAGATGATGATGAAGAAGATGATGATGAAGAAGAAAAAGAAGATGAAGAAGAAAAAGAAGATGAAGAAGAAGAAGGAGATGAAGAGAATGAAGATGAAGAGAAGGAAGATGAAGAGAAGGAAGATGAAGATGAGGAAGATGAAGAGAATGAAGATGAAGATGAAGATGAAGATGAAGATGAGGAAGATGAAGAAGAAGGAGATGAGAAGGAAGATGATGAGAAGGAAGATGAAGAAGGAAATGAAGAAGAAGATGAAGAAATGAATAATGAAAAAAATAGTTTAGATGTAGAAGATGAAGGCGAGAATAAATTTGATGATGGTTCTAAAAACAGCATAGATGATATTCAAGAATATTTAGATGGAAATGAAGTTCAACACGCATTTAGAAAATTTGGAATTGATAAAAAGAATATGTTGAATTGGTTTTTGGCTGAAAATGATACTGATGATTTTAGAAAGATTTGTAATGTTTTTTTTGAGGAGATTAAGTATAATTGCAATATAAATGATGAAGGTAAACAAACACTTGAAAAATATAAACAAGAATCTGAAATTCCTTTTATGAAACATTTTTTAGAATTTTTATTGAAGTTAAATGAATTTTATAAAGAACTAGAACGCAAAGAAATTATTGATGAGAATACAAAGAAGAAGCATAAATCAACTATTAATTTTACAGATGATAAGGACGTTTTCGATTATTTTAGAGAAACTAACCAAAAGAAAAAACAACTCTTAGGAGTTAAAGAAGCTCTGAAAAAATTTAGCGTATCTACACACACAAATGCATTCAAAAATTTCTGGAACGAATTAAGAAAAATGTTTCAGTTTCAAAACCTCTTTTCAAAAAGTGATGGAAGTAAAGAAGAGGAAGATAATTTGGAATGGTTAAAAGAATTACCTCAACAAATTACAGATGACGAAACGGTCGAAGATATAGATAAAATATTAAAAAAACTGGAAGACGAAAACAAAAAAGAAGAAGAAACGAGAGAAACATTAGAAAAACGTTTTCTCGAATTGTTAGAATTATCAAAAACAGAAGGTAAAGAAAAAGAAAAGGCAGAAAAATCTTTAAAAAAGATTATAAATGAATTGACAATACGTAACATTCCTGTTCCAATTTCAAAAAATGTCGGTACACCTCCACCTCCACCTCTACCTCCTCCTGTCACAACAAAAACTGAAGGATATGAAAAGTTAAAGGAAGAAATAGAATCAATGAACGAAACTAATAGTGAATTATCATTACAGCTGGAACAACAAAAAGAAATTTTAAAAAAAACTGATAATGAGTATAACCAAAAATTTGATGAATTTCTAAAAGAAATTAATAAGAAAGATAATGATATAATCCAGTTGACAGATAAATCTCTAAAAGAAATTACTGAGAAAGATAATGCTATTAACCAATTGACAAAAAAGAATGATGAACTTCAAAAGCAGATTGATGAAAAGATTGAAAAAGAAAATGAATTAGTAAAACAAGTTGAAAAACTAACAAAAGAACTGGAGAAATTAAAAAATGATTGTGATAAAATGAATAAAGATTATGAAAGTAAATTAAATAATATACAAAAAGATGATGACGAAAGGAGTAAAACAAAGAAACTACTAGATGATTTGAATGATGCAATTTCAAATTTGAAGAAAAGACAAACTGAAGAAGAAACGACATTAGCAAAAATAAAAGGAGAAAGTGAAGAAAAGACAAATGAATTAGAAAATTTTAAGAAAGAAATACAAACGAATCTTGATGAAGAAAAAGATAAAGTTCAAAAAGAAAAAGAGAAATTACAAACAGAACTGAAACAATTAGAGAATGAGATCGAAAAAGCGAGAAGGGAACAGGAAATAGAAAAGAAAGCAGTGGAGGATGTGATAAAGAAAGTAAAAAATGAAGCAAAAGAATTAAAAGATAGAGCAGAAGACGCAAGACAAAAAGCAGAAAAGGAAGCAAAAGAATTAAAAGATAGAGCAGAAAAGGAAGCAAAAGAATTAAAAGATAGAGCAGAAAAGGAAGCAAAAGAATTTAAAGATAGAGCAGAAAAGGAAGCAAAAGAAAAAAGACAAAAAGTAGAGAAGGAAGCAAAAGAATTAAAAGATAGAGCAGAAAAGGAATCAAAAGAAAAAAGACAAAAAGTAGAGAAGGAAGCAAAAGAATTAAAAGGTAGAGTAGAAAAGGAAGTAGAAGAAAAAAGACAAAAAGCAGAAGAAGAAAGAAGGAAAGCAGAAGAAGAAAGACAAAAAGCAGAGAATGAACAAGAAGTAAGTCAGGAAAAGCAAACAGAAGAAACACAAAATGAACAAGAAGTAAGTCAGGAAAATCAAACAGAAGAAGAAGAAGAAGAAGAAAGACAAAAAGCAGAAGAAGAAAGACAAAAAGCAAAGAATGAACAAGAAGTAAGTCAGGAAAAGCAAACAGAAGAAACACAAAATGAACAAGAAGTAAGTCAGGAAAATCAAACAGAAGAAGAAGAAGAAGAAAGACAAAAAGTTAAATTATCTTTTACAGGTAACTACGCAAATGATGTTATGAATAATGTAAATAAAATTTCACCATTTAATGTTGAAGATCATTTGAATGTGAATGTGAAGGTGATACCACAATCATTTTTTGATGGAGCTGGAGCTACTAGTGTTGATAGAACAACTACTACTACAATAGTGAAAAAACCGTTTGAGACTATAAAAACAAAAGAAATATCAACTATACCAAAAAAAGATGTAAAAGATGTAGAAGTATTGAAACAAAGGTTATTTGATTTAAAAAAATTAACAAACGTTCTCAAAAGTGATATATTCTTCAAAGTAGTGTCAATAATAAGCGAAAAAGATGTTTTTGTTAAATTTTTTAAAGACATAAATTCAATTTCAAAAAATATCAAGGAAGAAATTTTTGTATCAAAGTTCTTTTTTAGTAGTGAAGACTGTGGTAAAATATTTGAGATTTTATATGGTTCAAATTATAAAGATAATCAAAAAATAAAAAGAGACACCGTAATTTATAATCAATACATAAACCGGAAAAATAAAGATATTCAATTTGTGTTTATTTACACAGTGCTTCACGATATAATGGATACGTTGACAATAAAAGGCTTACCTATTTTTTTACCAAATAAAGAAGTTTCAGTGGAAATAACTTTACTGATAATAAAAATACAGGAGTTTGTATTATACTTGGAGGAAATTTATGAAGTATTTAACAAAATAGAAAAGAAAGATTCGATTTCAAAATACTACAACCAAATTTTGGATAAATACAAGAATGAATTTACATTTGTTTATATACGTCAAGATACAAATACAACAAACGTTCGTTATACAATTAGAATTGATAATCATATGAGTCATAAAATAGGGTCAACTGATTATACTGATAAATATTTATTTTTGAAGTATCTAAATACAGACAAACGATTGGGTTATGTAGATGATAACCCAATGACAGAATTTAATGAACAAGTAAAAATAAATGACCTAAACAAAATGACTAAAGAAAATGATGAGTATTACTTTTTCGGTCCTTATGATATGATATTTATGAAAGATGATACAAATCTCAAAATAGCAGAACAAATGTCGTTTTTATTGATGGATAAAATAGATAAAGGAGAAAATATTACCACAATTTTACTTGGAAAATCGGGTGCTGGAAAAACAAGCACGGGAATTTACTTCTATAAAAAGGAGGAGGGTAAGAAAGAAATAAGAAAGGATGGTGTAATAATAGAATTGATGAAAAGACAACTTTTTGTAGATAAATTTCGAGCTAAAGGATTAAAGTTAAAAATGCGTAATATATATGTGACACACGGAATAAAAAGGATTAGTATGAAAGATGTGAAAAGTGATAGTGATTACAAAATTAACATTCTAGGTTATGACGGAGTTGACGAACCTAAGTTTTTCTATGATGATACAAAAAAAAATTGGTTTTATCACAAATATGATGAACAAACAGGTATATATACAAAACAAGATATGACATTGGCAAGTATTATCAATTATGGATTAGAAACGAGAGAAGTAGAACCAACGGTCAATAATCCAGATAGTAGTCGAAGTGCTTTATTAATTCAAGTTTTATGTACTGATGAAAACGGAAAAGAACAATCAATTTTTATGTGGGATTTACCAGGTAGTGAGAGATTTAAGTGTGATGAAGGACTTTCTTGGATATTAAAATTAGACGATAGTTATACAGAGAGTCTAAAGTATGGAGATAGAAAAGAAAATAAAGTTGAAATAAAATTTGATGACGTTGCGTGTAAGCAAAGTGAAGAAATAAATCAACAAAATATAGATGATGAAATTATATACAAAGATTTTAACAAAAATCTGAAAGATATGTTCGATGATAATGATAAGTTTGATAAAATACATCAATTTGAAGATGATATAAATGAAGAAGACTTACTAAAATACATAAGAATAGATACATATAAAGGACAAAAGAAAGTTTCGGTTGATGGGTTGAAATCAAAGTGTGAAAAGGTAAATCAGGAAATAAAAGAATGTAGTAAAAGGTTAAAGTATAAGAAAGATGAAGATTTTATGAAAGATGTAACAAGTGTAAAAGATTACTTTGAAAAACTAGAAAAGAAGAAAGAAGAATCGCAAAAAACATTTATTATATGGAGAAATATTCGAAATGTTTTATTCTTTATTTCAAAGATGGTTGAGAAAATAGAAAAAAAAGGTGGGGGGGTGAAAGATCAAGAAACATTGAAAAAGTTTCAAAAAGATAAGAAATTTAAACATTTATTTGATGGTATCTTCAAAGAAATGGGAAATAAAACATTTAACGCTACAGATGAATTGTTACCGGTGGAAATGATAACTGATGATATGAAGAAAAAAATGAAAAAAATAATAAAAGAAGAAGCAAATAAAGAAGTAATAAAAGGAACTGATTTTCTAAGTTTAGATGAAAATAATTTAAATTATTTGACTATGGTATTTGCTTATCAGTTTCTATTAAAAGAATTTAAATTGGAAAAGGAAAGTATTACAATAGGAAAAAATAATATGGTTCAGTTTAATAATTTTAAAAAATTCACGAAACTATTTGTAGAAAACAAGAAAAAGATTAGAACTAAGTATAAGGAATATAAAGAAGAGTATAAAAGTATTTTATGTGAAATTTACAGGTTGAGAAAGCTATGTTATAATTGTAAACTACGTGTTACAGAAGGTTATATGATAAATCAAACATTGACACAATTAAAAAGTGATATGAAAAAGATTATTTTGAAATCAGTTGCGTCTAAAAATAATGGTATACTTCCAGTTGCATTAGATAGAGATGTTTATACATATTGTAGGAACGCATACTTGGAGAGTGAATACTTCGATGATTTATATACGGAAATAAAAAATGAAAGTTTTACAGGTCAAATAGTAAAAATAATGGAGTCAAAAGAACATTTTAATACTCCTTTGGATAAGGATATGAATTTCTGTATATTTACTGTTATTAATGTAACAGATAACAATGTTCTAGACAATAGACCGAATCCACCATATATTAATATTTCAAATTTGATTTACAATTTAGACATTAAAAATGGTGGAATGAGAGATAAAACTGATTATGTTTTACTAAGGAAATACTTTTTTGAGATTATGTCTCGTCTTGAGAAATATAAATTTTATATAGATATGATAGCTGATACAAGTAAATCATTTGTAGGGGAGACAATCCTTTCCGATTTACATCAAAAATATTTATCGATGAAGAAAAATACAGATAAGCCAACTACGTTTTCACAAGAGGAAATTGTGTTTCTAGTTAAAACTTTGATTGACATAATCAGTGTGAATAATGAAGCAACTTTAGTTGGTTCTCTTCAATCCACTGAAGAAATTGCGAACATAGTGTTCAACAAAGTTGTATGTTCTTACAACAAAGATTTAGATGATGTATTTAGTTCATTTGTAAAAATGCCTCTTGATAAATTTGAGTATATGAAATCACAGAGCAGAGCACCATCAAATCCAAAAGAAATTATTGATATTCTTTCAGTATCAAAATAAGAAGACATTAAATTAATTTTCTTTTTCATTATATAATTTTTGTTATAATGAAAAAATAGATATATTTTACTTATTCTTAATTGTAACTTCCTTTAGTTTGTTATGTTTGATAGGCTCTCCTTTTCTACTTTCAATGATTTGTGTGAGAACGTCTTGGGGGTTACTAACACCGTTATCACGAAGGATACGAAAACAATCTTCCTCTGTTTTCTGTTTACTTTTTGAGACTCTCCTTATTTTGTTTTCTAGTATCAAAGCACTTCCATCATATTTTATTCCCTTCTGGTCTTTCTCATTAAGATAATTTACAATACTTGTTTCTAATGACGAAGCTCGTTTTCTTAGCTCTTTTATCACATTCTGGAGGCGTTTGATTTCTGTGTTAATTTGTTTCAATTCATAAACATCTGCTTGAATCTTTGACATTGTTTTCTTGACTGTTTTATTTTTTTAAATATTGAATTTATTTTTATTTACTTTTTTTTTCTTTTGATTAATAAATGACAGACAGTAATCAAAAATTATTATATATAGCACAAATTTCATATTATGAAGAAGCTATGAAATTGTTAAAAGAATATCAAAAAAGTATTGAAAATATTGATAGATTAAAAGAATTTTTATTACCTAGAATATCAAAAGAACAAGTTGAAAATTTTAAAAAAATGGATTTAAACCAATTAAAAACTGCTGCAGAAGCAGCAGAAGCAGAAGCAGAAGCAAAAGCAGAAGTAGAAGTAAAATCAGATGGTTTACTAAGAAAACCATCAAAGAAGATGATAAGGAGAAGTAGAAAGAAATCGTCAAGACGCAAATAATGAATGTAAAATATTTTTTTTGTAATTTTTTGCAATTACAAAAGAAAAAAGAGAGGAATGAAGGAACCGAGTTTTTTTACTAAAGGACTTCCTCAGGAGTTAATAAAAGAATTAATGGACCTCCGTAAAGACCAACAAGACGACACTCAAACAGAGTGTGTCAATGCGTCATTCCGTAAATTTAATAATTATAATGGGGAGAGTCCTTTTTGTGATGGATGTCTAAATCTGTTTTTGTCACCATTAGAAAGAAGAAATCATATCAATAAAGTAAATAATAGTAGTAAATGAATGTATTTTAGAATCCTAAGTCCGCATCTTGAACTAAGTATTTTATAAAATTATCCTGTGCCTCTTCAGGAGATTCCTTAATACCAGCATTAGTTCTTGCCTCCATATATTTATCATAATAAGTCATTTTGTAATCAGGGTGAGCTTCATCAAGTTCATCTATAGAGACTCTAGTTTTAATGACAATGTCCTTTAGTTCAGCCATTTTCTTCTTGTGTTCTAAATAAGTCCAAGAAATTTGAGCTAATTTAACCTTCAAAGTAATATATTCATCATAGGGGTCAACATCTTCCTTCTTAGATTCATCAATAAGCATCTTTTCTCTTTCTTTAATTTCATTAATTTGTTGTTGTTCTATTTCCTTTTTGTCCTTGATAGAGTTGGATATAGTAGATGTAGCTTCCTTTCTAATATCAATTTCCTCTGTGACAGATGAGTAGTCACTACTGACAGTGATAGGAAAAGGTCTACCAACATAAGTGTGAAAAATTTGGTTGTATGAATCAACGTTTCTAATGATATATTCAGCTCTTTGATTACTTTCTAATTCACTGGCGTAATTTCCTCTAAGTTTAGCAAAACCAAAAACACCTTTGTCATTGGGTTTGGCACCTTTAGCAGGTATGAAAGAAATTAAGCCAATATTTTGCAGTGGTATAGGAGGGTCTTGGTAAGTTCTGTCAACTTTTGGAAATTTGTCAACGAAAGAAGTAATATTAAGTTCTTCTAGAGCGATATTTGCTTGTTGATTATTAAGAGGTGGTACACTCTGGTCAGGTTTCCATTTATTAGTTAGGTCTCTATCCTCAGGTGCAGTCAAAGATGATTCAGCGTTATTCATTTTTAATAAAAGTAAAATAAGTTTCTTAAATTAAGTTATAGAAGAGAGGCGTGACCGATATTAGTCCAAGACCAATCTTTACCAAAATTTTTAATACAACAGTATCTCAAAAGAAGGAAATTATCACTGGTAGGACAAACACCCATTTGAGGTAAAAGATTTTCAGTGCAAGTAAAAATTTCGTTATATCTGGAAATATAAACTTCAATACTTTTAGGTTTTCCAATAACGATTTTATCACAAGGGTCAGGTTCTCTGGTATAATAAGTATAAATAGTATCTTCTCTGTGTATTTGTGATAGATTCAAAGGAGTTTCATAAACACAGTTGAATCTAGTCATCATAATATATTGATATTTAATATTCTTATCAGTTTGATATTGTTTTATAGATTCATAAGCATCATTGATTTTTTTGACTTCAGTAAAAAGAGATTTAGTAAGTTCAGGGTCTCCATAACTATATCTCAAAAGAGGTTCGTATAGAACTTTATTATTAGAATTAACTGATGCTGAATTCTCAATGATAATTTGTCTGGGTTTGATTTCAACGGAGTTAGTTAATTGAAAAGTCATCATTTTATCGATTTCAGTTGAAGAGAATCCACAGTTATCGAATGTATGAACGAAAATATCAGGTACAGTAGGAAAAATTTTATCAAGAACATTTGATACAAAAGAAGATTTAGAATTTTCCCATTGATTTAAGTTAATACCGTGGAAACATATAGCAATCATTTTTTTTTATTTAATGAAATATTTTTTTTATTGAAGGATTTTTATTGTGATGTTTTATTTACTTTACAATTCTAAACATAACACCGTCGTCACGTGTAATTTTTATAGTGTTTTTTTTATACATAATTTGAGGTCTAGGAACTAAAGAGTGTTTAGTTATATTGTATTGAAGTTCATCAACGTGAAAAAGCTCAATGTTTAATTCAGTAGATTCTTCAATGATTTTTTTTGCAACGGGTGTAGCAGTGTCTTGGTAAACGATGATACTGTGGTTGATATCCATTTTTTTCATCATTGAAATATATTCGTGTATAGTTTCAACGTTAAATTTTGATGAGTTAGTAGTAAAAACGCACATTTTGAAACCATCAGGTTTCAAAGCAAGTATTCTTTCATCGTCTTTGTCGATGATAGTGTAATTACGTTGAAGCACCATTTCTAAGCAAATTTGATATGCTTTTAACATTTTTTTTAATTATGTTTTTAAAATATAAATGAATTCAATTCAAAATTATTTTTCACCAAGTTTTTCTTCGTCTGCCGCAGAGAATAAGATAGATGAATCATCTAAACTATTATATCAAACTATGAAATGTAAAAATGGTAAAAACATAATTTTTCCAGTAGGGAGTCAAAAGAATGTTGAGAACACAGAATTTATTGGTTCTCCGTTTTATAATGTTGTAGGTATGTATTTTATTAGTCACAAGCACGATAATGTATGTGTCGTTATGGGAGAACCGTATAAATTTGATGAAACAAAAAATCCAAAGTTAAAAGATGGTGTAACACATACGCATACAGAGAATTGTATATTATTACCAAAATCAATATCAAATATTCCAGATTCGCATTTGGAAGTGTCATTGAGATGGATAGAAAAGAAAAAAGATGATGAAGGATATATCTCAGTTCCAAAACCAGAAAAGAAATTTTGGGAAGATTTCAATGGTTGTCTAAATTCAAATAAACGATATAAACGATTTATTGTTTTACCATTTGGTTTCAATTGTTTGGATAGTGGTCATCAAAATTATTTATTGTATGATAAAGATACCCATATATTAAGAAGATTTGAAACATTTGGTGATGTTGATACAGAATGTTTATCAAATGAAAGAATAGATGAATGTATTGATGAACTTTTTAGAAACAATGTAAAAAAATTTAAGAAATATGTAAGACCTTTAGAATTTTTACCAGAAAATTCATTTCAAACTATTCAAGAGGATGAGAAAGAAATGCACGGAAATGACCCTGTTGGATTTTGTAGCGTCTGGTCAATTTGGTTAATTGATTTATGTTTGAGTAATCCTAATATTCAAATAAAAGAATTAATGAAAATCGCGATGAGTTGTTTGAAACAAAAGAAAAGACAAGGTCAATCTTTTACATCATTTATTCGTGATTATTCAGTTGATTTAGTGAAAGTAGGTGAAATAATTAAGAAAGAATTAAAATCAATGGATGATGGATGGAAAAGTAATAAGACAATAGAAATTGATGGTCTCAAAAGAAAAAGAAGAAGTGGAAAAATGTTGAAGTCTACCATCAAACGTTCAAAGAAATCAAGATTAAGGTCTCGTGTAAGAAGAAGAAGTAGTAATAGAATAAGTGGTTATAGAATAAGAAAAAGTAAGAAACGAAATAAGAAATTTGATGGTTCCGTTTCTATTCCTTTTCCATCTCCTTTGTATAAAGAAGGATTGAAAGAAATAGAACTATCTATTCAAATTGAAATGTTTTCCACTAATGAAAACACAGACAATAATATTTATTTATCAAAAGATTTCAATAATTTGTTACAATATTTTGAAGGTATTGTTTCACCTCACGGAAATATAACAGAAACAGAAAAGAATTCTGTATTAATGTTAGCAACTTATTATTGGAAAATGGTAGAAATATTGAAGGACATTAATCAATGTAGAAAACATCTAATGAAGAAAGAGAATCTAACATCTTACATTACAAGAGAAACATATATAAAAAAATGGAAATTGTATCAATCTACTAAGTTTATCAATAATTTTGTGGAAAAAATAAGAAAAGATATTCGTGATACGCATCACAAAATAACTCCAGAATTTAAAGATTTTCTACAGAGATTTCCTGAACTTTTAAGAAATCATATGGTGTCTTTGAAGTGTCATTGAAAACGAAAAGATTTTAAGATATAAGTAGATATTAGAAAAAAAAAACGAATTATGAATAATAAATTATGGAATTTATTTTATTTTATGATGACGAATCTTGTTTTTGCACAGGATTGTTTGATTGATGTTCCAAGTAATCCATTATCTTCAGGTATGTTTGAACCGTGGTTTGTTTCAACGAAAGATGGTTCAATTACACCTTGTTCTCAATTGGTTCCAGAAACAGCAGTTTTTGTTGAAGTTACAATACTAGATAAGGATACAGGTAAATTTTTTATTTATAATCCTTTAGTAGTTGACAAAAAGACAATAACTCTAGTATCGTGTGAAGGTGATTATAAATGTTTTATGGATGTGAGTGAAGTTTGTGAGAAGAAAAAAGGAAATTTGTCTAATACTAATGATACAACTGATAATACAAATAATAATGTGGATGTAAAGTCAACATCACCTTTCATAATTGTAAATTTTTTAATGATGAGTTTTATATTTGGTATGTCTGTTTGTTTCAATTTATGAAATAATTATATTAAAACTAAGATTTTTATTAGAAAAAATGACAACACCAATAAATAATGGAGGAATTCTTGATAAATATTCTTGGACTCAAACTGCTTATGACCTAACAATTACAGTTCCATTACCAGATGATATTAATAGAAAAGAGATAGAGGTTGATGTGACAAATAAAGAGGTTTATGTTTTTTTCAAAAGTGAAAGTTACTTAACTAATAGCATTCTATCATTCGATGTGAAAGTTGAGAAAACATATTGGTATAAAGATGGAAATAAATTGATAATTGAGCTTGAAAAATATAAGAAACACGAATGGTGGAAATCAGTATTTGTTGGAGATGATGAAATTGATACTTCTAAAGTTGTTCCTCCAACTGAATCGATTGGGGATTTAGACTCCGAGACTATAGCGACAATTGATAAAATGATTTACGACCAAAAGAAAAAAGAAGAGGCTGGATTTTACAAGCACTAATTTTTTAATAATATTTATTATTAAAAAATTCGTGTAAACTCTGGCTACGTCTTTCCATCTAGTAAAACAGAGAATTTGTACTGGACTTTCTTCTAGACTTTCTAGACTTTCCAGACTTTCCAGACTTTCTAGACTTTCTAGACTTTCTAGACTTTCTCTTAACTAGCTTAGTTCTATGTTGGAGCTTGGGTGTTCTTAGCTTACTACCCTTCTTCTTGTGGTGTTTTACACCTGATTTGAAGAGACCCTGACTTAATATCTGTTCTAACTTGTCGTGCATATTTTATTATAAATAAAGAAAAAAATATTTAAAAAATATATCCTTTTGATGGAAATAATTTTTCCAAATCAGTGAATCCACCAACAAATTCTTTATTAAAAATACGAGGAAATGTTTGAAAATCACGACCTTGCCTCTTATTAACCACTTCTTTTTGTTTTGGTGTAAGTTTTGCAAATTCCTTTACTTTGACTATTTGCTTATTTTTATTTAATAGATTCACAGCTTTTTCACAGTATGGACAACCTTCTAAAGTGTAAACTTCCCATACCTGTTTAAATTTAAATTTTGGACTACCTTTTGATTTTTTTCCGTCACCTTTTTTCTTAAACAAACTACGAAGTAAATGTTTTTTTGTTTTACTTTTTTGTTGACTTTTCTTTTTCTTTTTTTTGAGTGTGCTTGTAAGAGGGGGTTTCATTTATTACTTTATAAAAAGACAAGAAAAAATAAAATAAAGAATATAATAAGTAACAAAAATTTGCTTCGTCTTAGAGGGTTTATCAAATAAAAAGATTCGTAAGAGGTAATTCCAGCAACAAAATTTTGAAAATTAGGAAACTTTCTAATATCATAAATATCCTTGAAGGTTAAAGTTCCAGGTTGTAATTTTCCTAAAGCTATTTGTTCAAGAGTTGTTCTTTTCAAACCACTATCATAAATTCCCCATAAATACTTATAAATATGATCCTCCTGTTGAAAATACAATGGTTGTTCTATAAAATACCTTAAAGAGGGAATATTTGGTATTCCAGTAAAAACATTTTCCTCAATCTCACAATGATTTTCACCTCTTAGAATTTTAAAGTATCCTTCATCTCCCCAAGAGTTACCCCAACTATTTCTTACAATCCAATATTTTTCTGTTTCAGTCTCTCCCCATCCTACTATTACCACAGCGTGACCTCCATACTTTTCAGATTTTCCATCCCATTTATAAACACCTTTTCCAGACCAATTTATAAAATCTTCATACACCATCATTCCAGTTGTCGTTGGTCCCCATCTATAGATATCTTTTCTTATGTTATACTCATTTCCTTCAGGGGCAACTCCCTTAACAAAATAGTATCCACCTGCTTTATGGGAAATCATAGGAATATTTTTACCTTTACACGTATCATATCTATTACCTAACATTTGTTCGCAAATATCCTCAGTCACTTCATCTTTTATAGTCAAATTTAATTCAGTAATATCTTCTGTATCACCATAGGGAATACAATCGTCTTCAGGCACACCATACCTATAAAGAAATTGCCAGGAGCTGATAAGAGTTTCTCCATTACAAGAAAAGTTCTTAATCTCTTTATTCGATGTTCCATCTTTAATATAATCAAAATTATTTGATTTTAGAAATTTTTTTATAGAATTGATTTCATTCGTTACATCATCGTTTTTATCATCCAAATGATTTAAAACTGAATTGGTGTTACAGAAAACTAATTTTGCAGGTGACAAACTATAATTATACTCTCCATTTGAATATATAGCTAATCTTGTTTGTAGAACAAATAATGATGCAAAAGCCCAACAAGAACCACAAAGTCCTTGATTCCTAATTGGTTTAAAGAATTTTCTCCAAACTTTCCTTCCATCAAAATTTAAAGGTAATTTAGGTTCCAATACATTTTGTTGTTTTACAATTATTGGTTTCAATTGACTGAATTGAGCTTTATACAAGGCTGATGAAGCTAATGCAGTTCCAGCTGATTTATTACCAAAACGACGTATACTTTTTTTAGTATCAACTTTATTTGTGGACATTTGTGAACTTGTATCAACAGATGTAGAACTTCTATTCATAAGACGCATCATATTGAGATTAAGAGATTTCTTTTGATTATCATCTTGGTTAAAAACTATTTGTGATTTAGCTCTCATTTTCTTTTGATTAATTTCATCCGTAGCTCTAACTTGTGTATCAACACTCACTACTTTCTCAACAGCTTTTAGAGTACTGATATTTAATGTTTTTAGTTTATCCAAAGATTTTGAAACACTAGAATCACCAGTAGAACCAGCTTTATTTGTAAGTCCAGGATTATAACGTCTCCTAGGAGGTTTAATTTTATTTTTTGATAAATCTCCGTTACCTGCGTATTCGGATGATGAATTTTGAATATTACAATTATTACATTGAGACATTTATTATTCTCAACATTTAAAGATTTGATTAAAAATTAGTAAATAATGGTTTTAAAAAGAGAAATAGTTTATCCAGTTTTTTTAAATTGCGTTCAATACATACCAGATTCATTTTGGATTAATGTTTTTGAAGATTTAGCATACGGAATCACACCTTACGGTAGTTATATTTCAAAGAATTTCATCTGTTGTAACTATAAAGATAAGGAGTTTAGTTATAAGATTGACAAAACTGACCCGCAAAAACTTTATCAAGACATCTATTCTCTTTTAAAGAACAAACTTGGACTTCTTTCCAATTTAGATAAAATTAAAAAGAAAAATGAGTTTTTTAATATAGAACAATCATTGAAAGAGAGTAGACAACAATGGTCTCATATTCGAAAAAAGAATGTCAAAGATATGCTCATTGAAAAGTATGTTTTAAAGATGAGTGAGAAGTATCAACTGTCACATAAACAGTCAAAACATTTAAATTACATTATATTTATCGCTATGATATTCAAAATTATAACCATCAAAGATATTTTATACGAGAACGGTGAGATTACTAATATCAACCATATTAAATTTCTACCAGGACAGATTATTTTAGAGAAGAACATATTTGAATATGAAGCAACAAGAAAGTATGTTTTACTTGATAAAAAACTTATGAGTGATATTTGGGAAAAATATATATTATTTCTTAAAAAATTAAAAACTTAGTATCTACTTTGAACTGTCATCAGCTTTGATTTCTTCTTCAATGGAGTCTCATCACTTGAATCATCACTTGAATCATCACTGGCGTCGTCAATGACAATTTTTTTACTTTTTTGAATTGGGGGTGGAGATATCAACAAAGGTTCTTCTTCTTCAACCTTTTCAATCTGCATAGATGAATCTTTTGAATGTCCTTCTTCTTCTTCAAAAGAAACATCATTTGATTTTTCTTCTTCAGTTGGAGGGGGATGTAGAAGAAAATAATAACCTTTACCTCTTCCTATAATATAATGAATTTGACAAATCAACAGTTTTTAATATACTTAGAATTATTTATCACATACCTGATAATGGAACAGATTCCTTTGACAAAACTTCTTCATCTTTTCCTTTTTTTGAAAGCAAGAGAAGTCTAGCATCTTCTATCTTCATAGTACTCAATTTATCTTCAAGAGCTTTCTTCTCATATGATCGCTTATCATTATCATCCATATTCTTCCATAATTCTCTCAATTTGTTTGTTATATCAGTTCTAGAAACATCTGGATTTTCTTTCTCCAAAGAAGCTTAAGTTTTTATAAAATTTTATTAATTTTTATAAAAAACATATGAACTATTCACTTACCTCTTTTTTCCAAAGCAAAGTGAGAATAAGCTGATTTTGGTTTCTCAACTTTCTTCTTGTAGGTAGGGTCTTTAAGAATCATTTTTTCTTCATATTCATCATTTAACTTTTTAGCTAAAGAATTATATTTTCCTTTTTCATCATCATTTAATCCACCCCACGCAATCTTATGTGCAGAACTCATTTCTGCAATCGTCATCTTCTTATGTTCAGCTGCTAATTTCAAAGAGAATTCTTTGAGATGTAAATGAAAACCAGTAGTCCTACTTAGTTTCACATTATTTTCATCAAATGATGATGACAATCTTTTGTATTTCAAGTTCTCAAAAAGCAAAGGATTTTCTCTAGATAATACACTTACAAGTTCATCGATAGTCACAATTTTATTTTCATTCTTCAATGACTTAATAGAACTATATATACAATAAATATAATTAGATTGAGACATCATACATTTTTGTTAATACGATTACCTAATGATAGAATCTTTAACCTTATCAGGATTTGATTTTCGTTTGCGTTTATTACTGGGTTTTTCTACGGGGTCGGCCAAGCTCATTTTTTTAGAAGTGAAGTCAAATGAAAAAATATTTTTGATTTACTTGGCTTTTTTTAAATTATCAGGAGTCGGCTTTTTTTGAATTATCGGGATTTGTTTTTTTTTTTGTTTACTGATATAAAAATATTATTTTTTACTAAATAAATTATATGTCATTATTTATTCACGAAATTGCAGAATGTATAACAGATGCTTATTATCCACCAGGTGGAGATCGATATGACAAACAATGGAAGCGTTTAAACAAACCATTTGTTTTTCAAGACACTAAATCAAATTCTATTATATTTGCTGATACATTGATGTTATTTAATTTTGCAAATGAATTCGTTCAAT